TTCCTTAGTAAGCAAGTTAATAAATTTAAGAATCCAGAATTACTACAAGAATATTTAGAAGAAGTTGCAGGTGATAATTTAATAAGCAATTTGCCATTCTTAAAGGATTTATCCAATGATGACTCTGATGTTAATGGTTTATTAGAAATTTCTATACTAGATGGTTTATCTAGAAAAGGTAAGAAGCGTTCAGTAAGTTACGGGGATATGTCAGATATTGAGATGACTGCTGTAGAATTAGCTATGTTTTACAACTCTGCTAATAAAAAAGGAGTTAGTCGTTTTAAATTACCTATTCCTTCAAACTCAACTACTTTACCTTTTATAACTTCTCGTAGTTACGCTAAAGAGGAAGTAATAACTAGATTAGTAGATACCGCAAGAGCAGAATTCTCTAGAATTATTAAGTTAAAACATAGTGCAGGTACAGACTTAGCCCTTATTCCTAATTATATGGAAAGAGGTAGTAAGTATCAAATACTATCTTTCTTAAATAATACCCTAGATACTTCTAAAGGATTTGATGAGGCTTTGGTAACAGCAGAAGTTACTAAATTTTTAGAAGGAAAATTCTTAGCCGATCATATTGAAGCTTACAAAACTAAGGGTATTATCAAAAGCGTAAACCCTACTACAGGTGAGATAACATTTGCAGATAAATTAATTTCTGCTAAAGTAGCAAATAAAACAGAATTCTTTTTGGACTATTTATATAATACTTATTATATGAATACGCAGTTGACTACTCTATTAGGAGGAGACCCTGCTTTCTATAAGAACACAGTAAACTACCAAAAAAGATATAAGCAAATAATGAGTCCTGGTACTTATACCGATACTACAAATATTGCTGATAACTACGGAGCCATTATTTTAAATGACGAAGAATTCCCTACTGCAAAAGAAGTAGTAGATAATATTGTATCAATACTAGAAAGTTCTAATTTGCCTAAAGAAGAAATAGATGACTTAGTAACTATGTGGAAAACTAAGAAACACAATCTTACTGACGGTGCTACTATCATTGGTGTTAAAAGAAAAAAACAACAGTTAGAAGGACTCCAAAGATGGACACCTGAGCATGAAGAAGCTTATCAAAGAGAGATAAAAGCACTTCCTGCGTTACCTAATGCATTAAATTTATTCTCTCCAGAAAAACCTTTTATCTTTGCTCAAAGAATTGTAGACGGCACAGTTGTACCTTTCCAAGGTAAAAACTCTGAGGTAACTCTTACTAGAGCACTTGCCTATAAGACTGACTCAGATGGTAAAATCTTATTCCCTAAATTAGTAGCTCTTTACGATGTACTAATGAATGGTATAGAAGACGAAGACGGAAACATTACTGAAGTAGATGCCGCTATGTTTGAATCTGCAGTAAAAGTAGGAGCAATAGGTAATACTACTACCCCTAAAGGAAAAGTACGTTTTAGCGAGTTTTTAGAGCAGAAAGACGGTACTTATCAATTATCTCCAGGAGCACATGTATTATCTCTTAAAACAGAGGAATGGAGATTACAGCAAGAAACTCCTGAGCACTTTATTGATGCAGAAGGTAACTTTGGTACTCAGCTAAGAAATCTTGCTATTGGGGATATGGATCTTGAGGGCACTTATGATATCAATGGTACAAATATGAAAGGTTACGAAGTAGCTAAAATGTACCAAGAACTAATTGCAGAAGATTTAAAAGCTTCTTTTGAAGAGTTAAAAAGTGTATTTGAAAATGAAGATGGTACTATTAACTATGAACGATTAGCAGAAATGCTAAGAAAAGAAGTTATTAATAGAGATATGGGGCAAGAATATTTAGATGCCCTAGAACCTATTAAAAAAATTATAGAAGGTAAAGAAACTATTACTACTACTCTTCCTTTATATCATCCTCTTATTTCTTATAAGATGATGGCAGTACTAAATTCATTCTTTAAGAACCGAGTTACTAAACAAAAGATTGCAGGTGGAGCAGTAATTAACGCTTCTTCTTATGGTGTAGATAAAACCCTTAAATTTGAAGTAGATAAAAAGCTTGGTAAAATTACTTTAGAGGCAATGATGCCTTGGACTTCTAGAAAGTACTTCCCATTAGATGCTAACGGAGAAGTAGATATCGAAGCTATTAAATTATCAGCACCTGAATTACTTAGCATTATTGGCTATAGAATTCCTACGGAAGATAAATACTCTGCCTTTAATATTAGAATAGTAGGATTTACTCCTCCAAATATGGGAGGTATGATGATGCTACCTAAAGAAGTAACTACTTTGGCAGGTCTGGATTTTGATATTGATAAGATGTACATGATGGCTAGATCTTTCTATGTAAATAAACAAGGAAAACCTAAGTACATTAAGTATATTGACAAAGTAGAGACTGAGGAACAAGCACAAGAACTTGCTAAAAATATCTTTAGTAATTTCCAAGACTATAAAAGATTTGTAAATAAAAATGTAGATGCCAAAAACATAAATAAAATGTTAGAGGGTCGTACAGAATTATTAGATAAATTAGCTCTTGACCCTGTTATAATGGCAGATAAAGAGGATATCAGTAAATCTATTAAAGAATTAAAAGAAGAGAAAAAAGCTGCTATTAAACTTCACGGTCCAGATAGCAAATTTGTGCAATATATTCAAGATAGTTTAGACGAATTATACGTAGCAATTTCTGATGCTATTCCATTTAATGAAACAGAAACTCCTTTAACAGCAAAGCACGAAGAAGCTATTAATTTTATTGCTAAGAAATTACTATCAGAAGATTTTAATGCTGCAGAATTTAACTCTTCTAAGGCTAGAGACAATAAGAAATTAGAAATACTTAAAGGTATTTTTGAAAATAAAAACACTGCTTTATCAATACTTAACCCTGGAAACTTTGATTCTCTTAAAGAAGGAGCTGCTAGAATTAGATTATTACAAGCAGGTAAAAAAGTAGCAGGGTTATCTAAGGCAGAATTAGTTAAAAATGCAGAAGAACTAGATAACGAAGAGGACTTTAATATTAACTATCCATCTACACAGTTAGAGTTATTTAGAAGAAACATGACAGGTAACCAATTGATTGGTATTTTTGCTAATCATAATACTCATCATGCTAAAGCTCAATATACAGATTTACAATTAAAAGAGCCGATTTTCTTTAATGAAGAACAGTTCTATTTATTAAATCAAACTACTAATAATAAAGGAGTTCGTATTTCTAAATCTTTGGCATCTGATTTAGCAGCTGTAGTAGATACTGCAAGTGATCCATTAGCATCTTTCCTAAACATGAATACTTTTACTGCTAATACTCAAGCTTTGCTAGAGAGATTAGGAGTAGATAATAGAACAATTTTTGCTTTCTTAAATCAACCTATTATATTAGAATTAACTCAAACATATTTTAATGATAAAGGAGGTCTAGCTGATGCTAAACAATTTAGAGAGATACAAGCTAGTTGGAAGAAAAAACTTGAGGATAAATTAGAAAACGCAGATATCAAAGTAGAGGACTTACTTAAAGATCTTAACTTTTCTACTGCAGAATTAGAATCTTTTATTTATCCTAGTGGAACATTAGAATATTACCAAACCCAGTATCGAGCAATTCATGCTTTCCAAAAATATTATAATATAGCACTAGAATTAGGAGAAGGTATTCAAGCAGCTAAAGCTGATACAACGGGAGTAGGACCTTCTATGGCCACTAACTACACTACTATTAACAAACAAACTAAATTAAGTAGAAAAGTTAAAGCAGGTAGCAATACTATTATTGGATTAGAAGAAGTATATAAAACAGGTCCTCGTCAAATTATGATGGCGGCTTTTAATAAATACGGATTAGAGGGCGCAGTAACTGTACTTAACAAAATATTCCCTTCAATAGGATCTATAAGTGAAGAGGGGGTATTAACTTATTCTTCTCTAGGAGACCTTAAGAATTGGTTTAGTGATCAAAAAGGAGATTTCTTTAGCTTAACAGAGAAAGAAGCTCAAATGGTAGATATCAATTATATTAACTTCATTGCAAGTGGATTCCCATTCTTTGAATATAGTCAAGGTAAAGATATTCTAACTAATTTACCTGACTCTTTAGTAAAGTTTAAGAAAACTTTACCTAAGAATTCTTCATTTATTCCTTTATTAGATTCTCTATATGTTGTAGAAGGAGATAGTAATTCTTCTGTTAGGAGAATAGAATTCTATACTACAGGCAAAAAGCCTTTAGACATACAAAGAGCTAAAGAAGCTTGGGAAAGAATGTTAACTGATAAAGACCCAGCTGTTAAAGAAATGGCTCTTAAGTTAGTTCAATATACTTTTTTCTCTGCAGGTTACGGATTTGGTCCTTTTACTTTCTCTAATATGGTTCCTGTTAAATTTTGGACAGATAGTTACCAAATAGCTAACAACATAGTAGATACTAAAGGAAGACCTTTTAATGATTTCCTTGCTGATGCATTAAGTTCAGATTTTTTAAAGAATGATGAAGCTAGAACTAATAGATTCAAGAAACAGTTTATGCAGAATCATGCTGATAAAGAACAATTTACTAAAACAGTTAAAGTAGATGTGAATAAAATATTTACTCCTAAAGCAGGAAGAACTGCGGAGCAAATGGATTACGACACTACAATGGCTGCTAGAAATGATAAAAGTGGTATTATAGTAACTAGAAAAGGAAACTTAATAGTTAACAAAAAGAAGAATCCTCAATTACTTCCTTTTGGAGAAAAAGCGGCTCCTATGAAATACATAAAAGTATTTAATAAAACAGGGGGAGGTCATATGTTGTTTGAATATAAAGAAACTGCATTTGACCAAAAAAACAATGCTTTATACGAAGGACAATCAAATATAGACACCGTTACTTACTTTCCTATTCCTGTTTTAGGTGCATCTAATTTTGTATTAGAATTTAATTTCTACGATGATATTAATGAAACTTCTGTGCCTAAAAAGAAAAAGATTATAGCTAAAGGCCCTATAGCACAGATGGAAGCAGAGATGGATAAATTAACAGATGACGCTATAATGATGGGGGTAGAACAAGATGCTATGCAAGATATAAGTTCTTTAAAACCTACTGTTGCTCCAACTACTCAATCATCTACTAGTTTGCCTAGAGCAGAAACTAAGATTAATATTTATGCAAGTACAGGAGAAAATGCTGAGTTAAGTAATTTTGCTAATAGACCTTTTCTTACAACAGGTAATTTAAAGTTTAATACTGTAGAAGGAGCTTTTCAATATTGGAAAGTACTTTTTACAGACGGTGCTTATACAATAGAAGAAGCAGACGCTTTATTAGAAAAATTACAAAATGCAACAGGAGCAGAAGCTAAAAAAATAGGACGTACTATTAAAAATTTAAACACTGCTAAATGGGATGCATATTCTAGTAGAGGTATGAAAAAACTTTTATTAGAGTCTTTTGAACAAAATCCAGATGCACTTGCTAAATTACTTGCAACAGGTAATGCTACTCTTACACATACCCAAGATAAAGGCAAATGGGGTACTGAGTTTCCTAAACTACTTATGGAAGTAAGAGATGAACTTAAAACTACTCAACCTGCTGCTGCTAATAAACCATTAAGTCTAGCGCAGATGGCAGATACAGGACTTACAGCAAAGCAAGAAGGAACTACTCCTGCAACACCAAAACCACTTACACTTTCCCAAATGGCTGATGTAAATGCAAAAGAACCTATGGGATTATTTGAAAAATTAGAATCAAATGATTTTGAAGAATATACTAAAGCAGGTGGTACAGAGTTAAGTAAAAAAGATTTCTTATCTTTAAGCCGTCAAGAGCAAGCTAATGCAATATATCAAGCTAAAAATTGTAAAAACGGTTAATTATGTCCCATTGTATAAATACTTCCCATCCTGAATACCAAGAGTTACTACTCCAAAGTAACTTAATGCCTGCTATTTTAAAAGCTAAAATAGCTACTTGGATGGATAATAATACTGCAGATAGATTTCCTACTATAGTAGAATTACTTAATCTTGGAGAAGTAAATCAAACTTTAAGAGTGGTAGATGCTCTTTCTAAGATTCAAAGAGGATTATTTACTCAAGATAAATTGCAAGGTTGGTTAAATGACTTGCAAAAACAAGGGGTTTCAAATGACCAATTAGAGATTTTTAAAGAGGTTGCTAAACCAGGAATGTCTAAAGATGAGATAGCTACTTCTATTGCTGCTACTTATAGTTATACTATTGAAATTAATACTGCTACAGAGACAGCAAGTGGTGCTAATAGAATAGCAGGATACAATAATGATAATATTGATGTAAATAGTTTATATATTAAAGAAAGTGACTTTAGAGATTTTATTGTTAAAGATAAAAACGGAATGTTGTTAAGTCCTATAGCATATAAAACAAGACAAGAAGCACAAGAAGCCATAAATAATATTGGAAAAAAACCTTCTCAATATTACTCAAATCTAACAGTTCCAGGTGGTACTAATTATACAGAGAATGAAATAGCTACTCCTGATATTACGCCTAGTATAAAAGGACATGCTCAGTTTGCTACAGATAAAGGTATTGGGTGGTTTAGAAGTGATGAAACAAGTCCTTATTCTAATACATTAGGATTTGATGTAGACGCAATGACAGAAGAAGAGTATGATAATTATTTAAAAAATTATCCTAAAACTCGTAGAATACTAGAAGTACAATCTGATTTATTTCAGAAAGGTAGAGATAAAGAAGATTTAGTAGGATTACCTGAAAAAGACTCTAATAAATTAGTATTAGAATCTGAAAAATTAATGAGAGATTATGAGATTGGAAAAATTACTATTGAAGAGTATAAACAAAAAACACAAGAACTAGTTGACGCTGCTCCAAAAAAAGATGTTTCTAAAAACCAATTCCTACAACTCCTAAACAAAGATAATAATTGGGTAACGTTCTTTGTTAAATCTATTATACAAGATTCTGCTAAAAAAGGTTATGAGAAAGTATTATTTCCTTCTGGTGATACAGCTAGTAAAATAGAAGGACATACAACATTAGAAGAGTTTAAGAAACAGAAAGAAGCTAGAATTAAAGATCTTGAAAATAAATTAAATGATAAATTTGTAGCTGTTAGAGAAGATGATAATTTTGGTGCTTTAGATCAAGAGTTTAATACTGTTCAAGAAGCTCAAAAGTTTGCTAATGATAATACTACAAGTACAGAAATTTGGACAGTTAGACCAATTAAAGTAGATAAAGAAAGTATTAATAATGAAATAAACCAACTTAAACAAGAACTTGCAAATGTAGAAGGTCCTCAAGGATTTGGTGCTCTTAAACCTATCTATAACTTCTATGAAAACACTGTAAAAAACATTCTTAATAAACAATACGGTAAAGATAATGTAAAAGTTATTACAGATGAATACGGTAATACTTGGAATGAGTTAGATATTAAAGAACAAAGAGACCAGGGAACTATTTTATATAATCTTCCTAAAGAAACCCCTTTAGCAGCTAAAGCTAGAATACTTAAAAAAGTTAATGCTAAGAAAGATGGATATGTTTCTCCTTTTAATTATGGAGAATTATTAACATTAGTAGGAAATTATAATAAGACACAGCCTCAGACATCTTTAAAAATGTTTAAAGCCCCTTCAGGAGATTATTACATTAAAATTGTGGACGAAGCTATGCAGCTTAGTTCCACTACTAATGAAAAACCCCTAAAAGAATTAGAGGATAAATTACGTACTTGGGCAGAAACTAATAGTATCTCTATAGAAGCTATAGAAGATCTAATGAAAAGGTTTGAAGGAAGGTACCACGAAGGAGCACTCGGTGTAGCAGATTTTGCTAATTTATTAATAGGTATAGCAGATGGAAGAAGTCTAGACACTTTGCCTGAAGAAATTGCCCACTTTGCTGTTAGAATATTAAAAGATAAAGGAGATATTTCTGTACTTAGAGCCTTAGATGCAGTGCATTTAACTCCTGAGTATGCAGGAGTACTAGAAGAATACAAAGATGTTTATACAGAAGAATCTCAATTTAGAGAAGAAACTTTAGGTAAAATACTAGCCAAAGAAATAGTAGGTCAGTATACTAAGCCAGAGATTATCAGACCAGAGACCAGAGGATTTTTTGCTTACCTAAATGCTATAAAAGAGAAGTTCCTAAAATGGGCCAAAACTACTTTTAGTCGGGGAGCCAAAGCAAGAGTAGAATTAGAGAATTTTATTAATCCTTTGGCAAAATCTATATTAGCAAATGAAGTACTAGGAACTTTAAATAGAGAACAACAAGATGTTCTATATCAATTAGAGTCAGAGGAAGACGAAGAAGTTTACGAAGAAGAATTTGAAGAATTAGATGTTGACCCTATTATAGCACAGAAGCAAAAGTTTTTATTAGAAGCTAAGGCGCAGTTAATAGAAAGAATGGCTCTTCTTGAAAGAGGTATTAAGAGTCAGACTACAATTGATCGATTAAAAGTAGAGATAGATTCCCTAGAATATAAAATAACCAAAGGAGAATTAGATGCTGCTATTGCTAGTTTTGTAAAATTAGCACAAGGAGAGTTAAGTCAGATTTATAATTTACTAGAAAAAGGAATAGATAATAAGAAAATAAATCCAGGGGTAATAGTAATGTCCAAGGGATTTATGGATATGTATTCTAATTTATTTACTACCTTCTTAGCAGACATCTACGAATGGGGTATTCCTAAAGAAGAGAGAGGCGAGTTAGTAAATGCTATACAATCTGCAGGAACTCTTATATCTGCTATGAATCCAATGCTCCATACCTTAGCAAGAAGGGAAGGAATCAAAACTTTAATAGAAGCTAACACTGATCATAACGGTAATAAAATAGACCCAGATTTTGATGAAGCAAAAGCTTTTGATGATACAGAGGAAGATATGAGTGCTTATAGATTACAAGCAGGTATCTATAAAAATGCTAGTTCTTTATTAATTAAAGCAGCTACTAAAATAATATTTGATTCCTTAAGTAGAATTAAGAGATTTACTACTCAAACAGCTAATGAAGTACTAAGAGCTCAAGAACTAATGTTAAAATCTGGAGGTAAAATATTAGATTTAGTAGAACATGATTCTAAAGGAAAGCCTACTCATTATTTTATTAGAGAATATAATTGGAGTAGGTACTACGAAGCACTTGCTACAGTTAAACAAGAAATAGCAGATGCATTAGGAGAAGAAAATTATGATAGTATTTCTAAAGTATATTTAGAACCTGCAGATAAAAAACTTTACAATTCAATGTGGGAAGCTTTTTATATAAATCATACTAAAGAAATAACTACTACTGAAGAAATTCAAGGAACTAATGTAATAGTACATTCAACTGTTCCTAATGATTCTTATAAAAATCCTAAGTATGCTGAAATGCAAAGTAACCCTGCAACTAAAGCTTACTACGACCTACTTATTCAAAAGAAGCAAGAGGCAATAATGAAACTTCCTATTCAATATAGGAAAGAAAGAAATGTTTATATGCTTCCAGGAGTTATTAAAAGTACTCTTGATAGGCTTACTAACCCTAACGAAAGTATATTAACTAGAGTAGGTAAACTTAGTAGAGATTCAATGTTCTTAGACCCAGATGATACTCAATTTGGTCAAGTAAGTGTACTTAATAATAAAATGGTTCCTATTTTCTTTACAGGAACCCTACAAGATACCAATGATTTATCTTTTGACTTAGGAAGAACCGTAACTCTTTTTTCAGAAATGGCAGAAAATTACCAAGAAATGAATAAAATCTCTGGTGATTTAGGAGCTATACAATTATCTATGGCGGAAAGAAACTATACTAAAGCAGGAGTTAGAAAAACAGGTAAAGAAGGTGCTAATGAATTTAAAGCGCTAGAAGTGTTGATGGATACTCACGTATTCGGTATAGAAAGAGCAGCTAATCTATCAGGAAAAATTAAATCTAATGCAGTAACAGAAAAATTAGGTCTAGCAGGTAAGCAGTTTTCTTGGACAAAGGCCAATCAATTATTTACTACTTTTATTAGAGATAATAACCTTGCTTTAAATATTACTACAGCTCTTTCAGGATTCTTAAAAGGATCAGGTGATTCTATTATAGAAGACCAAGTAGGTTTATATACTACTAATGAAAGTAAAAATTGGGCTAGAGTAGAATTTATGTCTAATATTGCTCAAGTATCTGCTGAAGTAGGGAAAGCTAAACAGACTAACAAAATGCATCTTATTTTACAAGAAGCACAAGTAGCAAATATTGAAAATGCCCTACAAGATACTACTAGAAATAGAGCAACTAGAAAATTAACTAATAAAGATTTGTTATATATTCCGTTTGCTACGGGAGATTATGGTATTAAAGGTAGAATAACTTTAGCTATCTATGATAACTATAGATTATACAATAATCAGTTTATGACTAGAGCTAAATTCTATGAAAAAACTGCTAAAGAAGCTGGAGTAGCTAATGATAGTGCCCATCAAAAAACAGTAGGTAAAACTTGGGAAGCTCTTAGAGAAAAGAGTTTATATAATGCATATGAGGTAGTAAATGGTAATCTAGAAATTAAAGACGAATTTAAACAACATGTTACCGAGGGAGTTCTTTCTTCTGCTCACGGTAAAATAGATCATGTTACTCATATGGTAGATGGTACTTTAAGTGAGACGGATAAAGGGGCCCTATCTAGGACTATTTTAGGAGATTATCTATTAATGCACAGAGGATGGTTTATCGGAATGATAGATACTAGATTTAGAAAAGAAGGAAAACAATTTATTACTGAAGAAGATGAAATAGGAAGTTATAGAGCTTCTGCAGATTTTATGTGGAACGGTATAGGAAAAGCAATAATAAAAGACAGAGCAGGATTAGCGGGAGCTCATGCTAATTGGAAAAATCTAAGTCCTGCTAAGAAAAGAGGAGTTTACAGAACAGCTCTAGATTTATTATATCTTAACATAGTTTCTATATTAGCGGCTATGGCTAATATTGCTGCCGATGACGATGATGATAAAGATTGGACTACTCAATATACAGCTTATCAAATGAATAGATTACTATTAGAACAAGGTGCCGCTTGGTCACCTGCAGAATTAGCGCAGATGATTGATGAGCCAGTAGTAGGTGCTAGAATGATTAAAGATTTATTGGATATTTCTGAATCTTGGAATTTTAGTCAAAAATATGAAGCGGGAATGTATAAAGATGATTCTCATGCAGATAAATGGTGGTTCCGCAAGTTACCCGTAAAAAACTTATACGAGATGCAATACCCTGAGTTAAAGAATAACTTTATTAAACAGATGGTAGATTCTAAAGTATATCAACTAATGTCTCCTGAACAAAAAATAAACGTAGGCACTTTAGGAACTCTTAAGAATTGGGTATTGCCTAGAGGATTAGCTAAGGATTATTCTTCTAAAGGAGATGACCCAGTACCACAAATAATAGAAGAATTACAAGAAGATCAGACTATAGATAACGGCTTTAACTAACGCAAAACGCCAAATTTTTTTTAAAGCAACAAAGCAGCCGTTAAAGCTGCTTTGTTTCTTTTATAAATCTTTCGTGCTCTTTTAGGGCATGCATTATAATTAACCTATTTCCTTTTCTACCTTTAAACATCTTTACACGAGTTCCCCCATATATAGACCTTAAATATTCCTTTTCCCAATTAGTTAATTCTATTTTTGGATGTATATAATTTTCCACAAAGTAGACAATATCTTCTTTACATTTCTTAAATTCTTTCTGCAAGTTCTCGTTGGTATTCTCTGTATTCATCATCGCTCATTTCTACTATTTTACATTTATCTAAATCTATTCCTTTGCGATATAACATTGTTACTAATTGTAGAGCTTTGGCATTATCCTTTGCAATTTTCTCTCCTATAATTTCAATAGCATACATTATATCAGCAGCTAGTACTTCGTCATTCTTCCAGATTGTATCTCGATTAGCAGCATTTGTTCTACCACTATTGACTCTTTGCAAATTTAGTGAATTTATAGCTTCTCTGACTTTATTTAAAGATTTTCCTTGATCATAATTAGTACCTTTTAGTTCTAATTGACAATTAAGCACTACCTGAAAGGCAGATAAAAGGGTTACATACGTTATTGCATCTTGCGGTAATTCTTCTTCAGTCACTTTTTTTAAATGTTAATTAATAATTCTTCTTCAATTTCTTCTGCAATTGCTAAATCATCTACTTGTTCTAATTCTCTAAATCTATTAGGAGAAAACATAGGCTCTGCCCAGTCGTCAATAAGATGAATATAAATAGCACCGTTAACAACTTCTTCTAATAAAATACCTGTTACTATATCTTGATTATCGTGGATAGACCTAATAGTATATAAGTTTCCTTTTTTAACCCAACTTCTATAAGCTTTAGCAACAAAAGCTTCTTGACCTTCTTTTACAGAATCATTTACACACATTACTTTCTGCCCTACTTTCATCAGATAATACTTTCTTTAATTAATATTTGTTTTACTTTCTGAATTAAATCTTCAATAGTACCATCATTAACAATCTCATAGTCAAACTTAGCATCATCAAGAGCTGTTTCACTAGGATGTTTTATTCTCGCTTCTTCGAACATTTGTCTGCTAACTCCTTGAATTTCTTCATAAGGTAAAAAAGGAATTTCTTTAGAATAAACTCTTCTTACTCTAATAGTAATACCTTCTTTAGCTTTAGCAGCAGCTAACTCATTAGGAAATCTTGTATCAGTTATAATCCAGTTAGGCAATTTAGATGCAATATATGTAACATTTACTCTTGTATACGTATCAGGTTTATAATCTGACATAAAAGAATTAACCCACACGTTTTCATGTAAACCATTTCTCATAGCTTCAGTTCCTAATTTTTGAAGAAACTCTCTAACTGTCATTTCACACGAAGACCCTGCTTCATCATAGTATCTCCATTCAGGACCTAATAATGTCTTTTTAAATTCCTGATCTTCTAATTGCTCTCTTGTACAACCTATCATCATACAAGCTATGTCTTTAAGGTTATCAGCAAACTTTTTAATTTTCCAATTATTTGGATTAAACCTACTAAATTCTTTATTTACTAACCATTCTTCATAAGTAATATTATTAGAAGATTCTGTTAAATATTGAATAATACTTCCTACAGTATCTTTTCCTGCTCCTATTTTTCCTGAAATACTAATTATCATAACTCAGGAGATTTGAATTTGTGGCTCTTTAATACTTTATTATCCAAAGTACGGTAAGTTATAAATAGACCTTGTACTTCTTTAGAATATGTTTCTATACCTTGCTCTTTATACTTATGGTAAGTTGTTGTAGCATCTTCTAGAGTAGTATCTGCCTTTGACATATTACTATCATAAATAGCTTTAATAGTTTCTTCAGGGTTTATCCCGAATTCCATCATAGCTCTAATAGTAACCCATAGTAAATCTCCTAAACCATCTTTAACTTCTTCAATATTTTTATTATCAATACCGTCTAAAGTTTCCATAAACTCTTCATCTATAAGTTTTATAGCTAATGCTATACGAGCACCTTCAGGAAATTCTTCTATAGTATTAATAGGTAATCCAAAAATATTACTCCAATGGGCCACTAACGCTACTATCCCTGTGGGATTTGTTGAAATTTGATCTTTTTCCATTTCTTTGTTTATTAATGTAAAATTGTTTTTCTTCTTTAGATACTTCTTTCCAAGTATACTGAGGTAACCCTCCAAGCATCTCTTCTTCTGTATTATAACTAGTGTTTTTATGACCTAATTTAGCTGTACTTCCTAAAGTTTTTAAAGAATCCATAGTTTGAATAAACTCACTAAATAGAGACCTTATAACACTCATTGATACATTAAATCTTGCTGAAATTCTTTCTATTAACACCCCGTCTATAATATCTTGACGTATATCTAATATTTCTTTTCGAGTAAAAATTCTTTTAGTAAATCCTAAATACTCACCAAATAATTTTTCTTGATCCTCCATCTAAACTCTCTAATAATTTATCTATTTGTTTAAAGTTAGGACACTCCCATGGTTGTCTTTTATTGTTAGCACTCATAGGGTGTTCCCATGAAAAGACATGATTATTCTGCGATAGTAATTCTGAGTATTTTTGAGCTTCTTTACCCCAAAGTAAGAATATAGTTCCTGGCTTCCAAAATTCTATTAAATAAATAATATACCCAAAGAATTTCTTCCATTTATCTCTATCAGACTTTGAGTTATTTTGCTGTGCAGTTAGACTGCGGTTCAACATTAATACTCCTTGTTTTGCCCAAGATTCAAATGTAAAATCAAAATCTAAATTAAGTTGTTTATATTCTAACTCAATACAATTACGAATTGCCGTTGCAGAAGAATTATGGTAAGTAGTATAGTCATCACCGAAAGCTAATCCGTTAGTTCCGACTTCTCTACTAGGCCCAGTCCCTATGACTACTATTTGCATTTTGTCGAAGGGGCATAATTTAAAAGCCCTAAAGATATCTTTTTGGCTTACAGGGAACATTTCTAAGATAGAATAATCTATCTGAGTAGCACTCATAACTTTTTCCATATAGGGGCTCTTTAACAGAGGCTTAAGTACTTCTACCCACTCTTCTCCTAAATGCTCTACCCAGAATTCTTTACTTCTCATCTTCTTTCTTATTATCCCAAAATTTATCACAAATAGTTCCTTTTTGTATAACTACAAAAGGAGGTTCTACGTAATAATTTTGCCAATGAGAAGGTTTATCTGTAAATCTTAGACATTTCTTTCTTTGTGGACAATGTCCTCCGTCACACATAGTACCTTCCATATTTTTTTAATTTAGTCCTCTATTAACCATTTAATTAAATTAAGTAATAACATAATTAAAACAGCTCCTATATTAATTAACCACCCTGATATATAATAAATTGTCCAATGATGCTCAGGGCTAGAAAATTGATATAGGGTAAATAAACCAGGGATTAAATTTAATAATAAAAAATAACCTATAATCTTTTTAAATAATTTCATCTTGTTTTTTATTAAGTTTAAATTTATAATAATCGTAGTATCTATTACATATAGAATGATAACTACGGCTTACTTTTATGGCCACTTCTTTCATTTTACTTTGCATTGTGCCGTCTGCAGTTTTTAAAAAGGATATAATTAAATCGTCCTCTTCTTTCGTAAATTCTTTTTTAATTATACCCTTTTTGCTTCCCATAATTCTTTTATTTATTTAAATTCTTCTGATGGTAATAATTTCATCTTTTGATTAATTACTGCCAAACTAGTTTTAGAAAATATCTCATCATCTAAATTAATTATTGGCCATACTTCCTGATCAAATAAATTTGCAGGAGAATGTGTATGTGCATTAATAAGACTTAATCTATCTTCCCAACTTTGTTTTAGCACATCTGCTTTGTTTAATATTAATGGAAGAGTAAATGCTTTACCACTATAAAAATGATTACTTAAAATTAACTTTTTACCTGGAGCATCTATCTTTGAATAACTACCTTGTAGTATTAATTGGAAATTTGCTTTATGCCCTTCAGGTATTGAAAATACTAACACTAAACATGCTTTGCACTCATAGTCATCTACATAATTAGGAAAAGCCTTAATTGTTGAATAAAAAATTTCAAATTCAGGGTCTCTATAATTATGCATAACAATAAATACATAGCTAATATTTTCAGTGCTAATATAATTAATTATATGATCATCTTGTAAATAAGCATTAATAAATCTATTTTTAAATTTTACTCTTCCATTTATATCTTTAATATTACAATCAAAGATAGCTTTAGGAATTTCTAATAAAGGAAAAAGGAAAGTAGCAGTTTTAGTGTACTTTACCTCACTCATACATCTATAAATAAACGTCCTTTATGTTGATAATATTCCATCGGGTAATCCCAAGCATCATTCTCATCAGCATATTTAAACCTAGTAATAGAATCTACTAATCCTTCATACTTTCTACCTTTAACTTCTCCTCCACTAAATCCTATATCCATTACTTCTTCCGAAATAGCAAACACCATAGGATTATTAAAGAGATGCTTCTCAACTACTATGTACAAAAAATGAGCAATTTGATAACCATCTTCTATTAATTTCTGTACTCTTTCATCTTGTAACATTCCAGCTAAATAAGTTGCAGCTTGGAAATCATATCTAAAAGACCAAAAATCATATTGAAATCCAGTAATAGGCTTCCCTGTAGTTTTAAAATCAAGAGGAGTAATTAATTTTTCACGGTGATTAACCACTACTCTATCTAACTCACCTTTCATCTGTACACCTCCTAACTCAAACTCAACAATAAATTTATCCCAGAATTCTACGTCTTTATCATGTTTCTTGTCTACATACGGTTTAGTAAATTCATCAGACTTTAGAGCCATTACGCAACTTACTGCTTTAGCATATTCACTGTTAGTAATAGGAGTTTTGCCTACAGTTGTTTTTAGTAGCTCAAAATAATCTTTACCGTCAGTTAAGATTTTATCTATCCTAGTATCTTCTTTCCAATTATTATAATAAGCTGCTTCATTACAATATTTTAAAATAATTGGACGAATATCTACTACTATATTTTTAGGAGCATCCTTTACTTCTGCAAATACATTATCAACTATTAATTTTACAGTCTCTGAGCATTTTGTATCATCAGGAATTTTAACAAACTTTTTATCAAATTCATCTTTACTACCTGTCAACATTATATCTACAGCAGTTCCAAAAATAAAATGATCTTCCATAGACTCTGTTTGATTCTCATAGCTATTCTTAGCAGTTAAATAGGCTTTAGGGCTAACCAAAATCTTTTTTAGAAGACTTTGATTAAGTTTTTTTAATTCTCTATATTCCATTGTTATTCAATTGTTTTTAGTTTATATACTAATTTTCTATCTTTGAAATTAGAGACAGGTACGAATTCATAAGTAGTCTTTCTAAGATACTCGATAGTATCATCAGGCAGTATTCCTTTCTTTATCATAACATCATCTAGGCATTTAAGCCAAATTAATGCTAAATTACCTATATCCCAATTAGGTTTATAATCTTTTGCAGGAGCTTTCCAGCTTACTTTTCTTTTACCAGTTTCTTTATCTAAGATCATTTTCATTCCTCCAAAATTTACAGGCGCATATATCAATAAGTGTGTTTCAACAGGCCCTTGGATAGTAAGATTTTCAGGAATATGTTTCTCAATATAGCCATGCATAGCAGCCACTAGGGCTGCTCTTGTTGTATAATGCACGGAAGCATGAATTTTATTATAACCAATCTTAATCCATAGCTTTTTACTCTGTGGTATATGCGTAATAAATTCTGGAAACTCCAGTTTTAATTCTGTGTTTGCCATAATTTTTCTTTTTAATTGTTTGTTAATTTTATAACCACGTTAATTCTTCAGGTTTGTCCTCTATAACTATATCTTCTACTATTACTTCTTTAGGAACAAAATCTGCTACTCTTTCATTTGCATAATTAATATTTAATTTTTCTAGAATTTCATTAGAAACTGTTATAGTTTTTACTTCAAAATAAAAAGTACCTCCTCTATTAGTCACTTCTTCTCCATAATTCTCGATTAAAATATCTAAAAACTCTTTAGTTAATACATCTTTATCAAGTAAACTTGCTACAATATTATCTAAAGAAGAATTAAGATATCTCTCTCCACTTTTTCCTAAATAAGATAATAAAGATTTAAAATTAACATGATTCTTAGTATTACTAGCTTCCATAACATTAGAATGTTCCTTAAACAACATTTGCAAATAAAGCAAACTGTCCTTGTATCTACTATTAGCCATAATCTCCATAGCAATAACATGATTATCTGTGTCAATACTAGAAAGCATCATAGTTAATTGCTTAAATACTTCATCATTAATTAGTATTGCATCTTCACCATTAAGTTTATCTACTAACCCTGCTTCATGAATAATCACTTTGTCAGTTAAAGATTTACTTACTTCGATATAATCAGGAAGAATTATGCTTAAATATTGAGAAGATCTTTCATTTTTTACAGCTGACCCTGGATTTACTATAAAATCTTTATAATAACTAAGTTCCTCTCTAGCTAATAATTCTACCCCGTGCCAATCAAAATAAACAGACTCTCCTGTATAATGCTCAAGAGCTGTATCTACTTTTTCTGTATAATATTTATCTAAATCTACTTTTATAGCTTCATAACATTCTTTAAAAATTTCTGTAGGAACACTATAAAACCAATCAGTTTTACTTATCTTACCTTTAAAATTATTTCCTCCAAAAATATGAGTAGCATCTTCAATATCTTTTACAATTTTAATATTGTAATCTAAAGTAAGTTCTTTTAACTTTACTCTAGGAATATTTACTCCAGGAAGAAAAAATAACTTATCATTAATCCTAGGAAGATAATCTATTTTGCTTAATTTAAAACTATTAAGCTCATCAAGCCCCATTATGATAGAAGGGTTCATACATAATCCATGAATTTTACCGCTATCTACCCGATCATATTCTATAGTTAACTTTAAATAATTTTCCATATTTTATTTATTTTATGGCCATTTTAGCAACCACTGGGTTTAACATTAATTTACTAAACTTACTTTTATTACCGTTTAGTAATTCTTTAATAATATAATACTTCAAGTCATCTGTAAAAGAAGTACAAGTAGTAGAGATAATAGATAAGCGATCAATCATGTCTTGAGTAACACTTTTAGTTTCAGCATGCATCAAAGAATAATTGATTAGTCTAGTTGCTACAACACTCGAAATGTCTGCTCTAAATTCATCCTCTTCTCCTATCATTTGCTTCAAAGTACTCAATACATATTTCTCCTCTTTTTCTAATATTTCTTCAGGAGAGATAATCTTATCTAATTTATTATTAATGAACATACTAAATAAAGTAGAAACTTCTGCTCCAACACTACCTTCACCAATCATTTGAATTAATGGTAACTCATCTTCAAATTTAGAAATAGAACTAATAGAGTTAAAGAAAGTAGTCATAGCTCTTGGATTTACACTTTGAGTAACTACTTCAGGATTCATCAACATAAAATTAATACATCGACCATCTATCATAGACTTCTCTGCCCATTTTGCCCATACTTTCTCATTAAATTTTACTTCTACACTAATAAATCTAGTCTTCTGAGCAATATCTAATGCAGTAACATTATAATCTCCATTGTCAGGATTAGTAGTAAGGATAATATGCCAATTCTTTGGCAATTTCCAAGAAGCATAAGCTTGTTGATCAATTAGGGACATTGTTGCTTGCATGAATCTATGATCGGCCCGAGTATAATCATCCAGGATTAAAAATCCTCCTTCTCCTTTGCCTTGAATCCACTCAGGAGCTGCATGACTCATTCTTTTGTCTACTACTTTATACCCTTTTTGCGTAGCTGTTTCTATTTCTTGCTCAGTAATCCATAATACTTTTCCCTCAGCATTCTTAACTTTAAATTCCTTAATTGGAAAACCAATTAAATCACCTAATTCTTCGAATTCTGCCAAATTCAACATAATAACTTCCATATTATGCTCCTTAGCTAATTGCTTTATAGAAGAAGTTTTGCCAAGCCCCGCATCTCCTTCAACATTTACCGCTACAGGAACTTTTCCCTGTGCTTGAATATGTTGATTATTTTTAATAATATGGCCCATAAAGCCTTTTAATTCATCAATATTTAATTGTATTTGATTCATATAATTTCTTTTTAAAGTTCTAATTTGATTACTTTTCCTGGAAGTTTGGTATTTAATTCTGATCTTTCAGATATTACCCACAATATTTGTTTACTAGGTTTTAGATTAGTGGTACACTCACCATCGGTGAAGTATATTAAACTAGTAAATTGTCTGTTATCTTGGTAATACTTTAGAACAGGATCAAAATCTGTACCTCCTCTGCCTAATACTCCTAATTCAAAATTACCTTTATACTCTACAATACTCCTAATATGAGTATCACATTGAATTATGGTAACATCTACTCCTGCATTATAGATATGATAAATCTCATTCATAAATTCTTTGAGTTCATCTTCTACAACACTTCCAGAAGTATCAATAGCTAATAGCATCTTTTGGCGCATTTTAATCTTTATACCAGGATTATCGGAAAATCTTATATTTTCTTTACGTCTAGTTTTCTTAGTAAATATTTTAGTACTAACTCCCGTAAATCTTTTAATATAACCTCTCCAATTAAATTTAGGCTTAACGATTTCTTCTAATAGAATCTTATCCTCCATTTCTCCAGGAATTTTCCCACGAGTCTTTAAAGTCTGTTCTTTAGCAGAATTCATTATTCTTTGCACTTGCTTATCAATAAGCTTTTGCTCTGCTTCTGTTAAGTCTTCGAATTCTTCCCAAGTACTATGATCGGGTAAGCCGTCACCTCCGCTATCCATTTGATCAGATAATTTATCAAATGCATCACTTCCACTTGTGCCTGTTTTATCCTTATCATCTTTAGCCTTTAGAAGCTTTTCATAATAATATCTACAACCTGCTTTTCTATCAAGATCTAATTCTTCATAATCATCAATCATAATTCCTCTAAAAGGAATTTTACTAGCAATTGCTTTTATTTCTTCTATAGGAGCATCTCTTTCTCTGGCTGCAGCTATTTCAATTTGAACTTCTTCTTTGATAGCATTAACCTCTTCTTTAGTATAATTTCCTCCAGGAAGCCAAGAATTATCAATATATTGATTGATTTCCATATCCATAGCTATATTAGCCATCTTTCTATCACTAAACGAAAAGAACACACTTAAATGCCCAAATGCGATATGAAGAAGTTCGTGCTTTAATAATCCCAGCCTATGATCTTCAGATAACTCTTCCCAAAAAGTAGGATTTATAGCCAATTGATAATTGATACCGTTTTTACTAACGCCAGCCGTTGGCAATCTTTCACTCCAAACCTTATTTAGTGCAATCAAAAAAAGCCCGTAATAGGGCTCTTGTAACATCAGATTTTTACTAGTCTTACCTAATGTGTCTACCTTATTCATAGTAATGCAATTTAACTAGCATATTTCCATTTAAATCCTCCTGCTGTACCTTTATCTTTTTTTAAACATCTGTTAATGTTATTGTATTCTACATTATTTTTTTCAGCTGCTATTGTACCATTTTCATAAGTACAAATAAAAGTTTCTTTGTAATATTTTGATACAGGTAAAAGAGAAGTTTTTCCTGGTATATTTGTTAAATCGCCAATTCTTTTAGCAACTTTAGCAGTATCAGAATATTTTCTAAATTGCATATTAATTGTTTTAAGATTATGTCCTATTACACAATTATATATACTTGAGTTCGGTGCGTTTAATCGTAGTTCTAAATCTAGAATTGTGTCTACTTCAAATATTTCTAGTAAATGCCCCTCTAAATCATACATTGCTATTTTCATAATTTTTTTATTTTATTTTTAAAAATTTCTACAGCTTTGTCCCTACCAACTACTTTAACTAAATCACTGAAATCAGTTACTTTAGGTAATTCGGGGACAAAGAAATGTGGTATATTAAACCTAGCAGTAAAACTTTCTGAAAGTTTTTTACCAGCTTTATCATTGTCAAATAGACAAATTACTTTAGAAAATCTAGATTTATATTCATCCATTACAGAATCCTTCATCATTACACTCTCTGATTGAAGTCCTATAGCTGTTAATCCTAAACAGTCATATATACTCATCACATCTTTTAAAGACTTTGTAATAATTAATAAGTCACCTGATTTAGGCAATTGAGTATAACCCTGATGTACAGAATAATCTGCATTATTAATCCACTTCTTTACTTTATCTTCAAATGGTTGATAAACTTTATAACTTACTCTATCATCTTTAAGTTCTACGTAAGCATAAGCATATTCAGCAGTATTAACTGCTGTATCATTATAAAATACATAACTAATAGGATGTACATTAAACTTTGCCAAAGTAGATTTCTTAATTCCAAAGCTAGACCAATAATCTTTATCTTTATTGAGCCATGGACGAGTTTTAATTCCTAATTTAATCCTTTCCTTTTCTACTATTCTTGTATAGTTCACTTCTTGTTTAGTAGTATCTACAGTAAATGCAGATAACCCCATATCGTAAGCTATTTTCTTTAAAGCTTCTGGATATCGAATATTAAATAACTTCATCACAAGAACTACAAAATCACCACAATCATGCGTAGCAAAATCTTTGAACATTAAGATATTTCTATCAATTTTATGAAAATATAGAGCAAAAGAAGGAATACTATCTTCTCGTAAAGGACTATTAAATACTCCTAGACTTCTAACATCTTCTCCCAGATATTTTTCATAAATATCTTCTTGGGTTACATGTTTTAGAATATCTTCTCTAGTAATTTGACTATTAAAAATAATAGAATTTAAATTTATTTCTTTCATAAAAAAAAATTAGAGAGGGACACCAATGCCCCTCTCTGTAGAGTAAACGGTAAATTAATTATTTTTTACCACTCATCACCTGCTACAAGATCGTTAGCATTTGCTGCTCCCGTAGAAGTAACAAATGAATCTTCTTGTACTCTAGCCATTGCATCTAAGTCACCTGCTTTTAAACGAGTGTCTGCTAATGTAACAGTCATCGGCTCCATAAATGGAACCCAAGTACGAGGTTGGATATATTTTTTAATACTAGTTTTTACACCGTAGTTAGCAAATATACGGAATTTTAATCCTGATTGTAATCCGTCACGAATAAGTTTCATACAACCGTCCAATAATTCTGTAGAAGAAGTAAATCCTCCTGGAAATTGGAAATTAGCACCATAGATAGCATGAATTACATGCTTAAGTACTTTACCTTGCTTTTGTACTTGATCATCTACAGTAGCATACTCAGTAGGAGCAGTTACATACCAAAAAGAAGAATTACAAGAACCACCTTTATCATCAGTAAAAGTTAACTTATAATCAGGAGAATTAGGCTTATCTTCTGCCTTTTTCTTCTGTACAGTCATTGAGATGTTTTCAGCTATTCCTGCATTTCCTCCGTTGAAAATTACTGCTCCTTCTTTTGCATCAAAAGATGCGTCATTTAAATTATACATATTGATTATTTATTTAAGATTATTTAAAAATTACTATTAATTACCATTGGTCTTCTTCAGACTCTTCTTCTGCTTCTTCTGCTTCTTCAAGAGTTTCTTCTAAAATAGAATCATCTACTTCCATAGAAGTATCTGCCATTTCGTATAAAGCACCTCCTTCAGGTGTTGCAGGGATAGAACTTAAATCAGCATCTAAATCTTCTTCATCAGATACTTCTCCTACATGCATTGCTACAAATTCTACAGCTTCTTCAACTTCTTGACGTAAAGTCATTTCAAAGTAAGAACCATCTGCTATTTCTACTACATCAAAATCTGATTCAACATCAGTATTTAATTTTAATCTTTTTGCAATAAACTCATAAGTCTTCTTATCACTAAGAGAACAAGTCTTTGTTAATTGAAAACCTTCTTCTCCATTAGCTTTACGCAAATAGATATGAGCACCGTCTCCTGTAAATCCGAAACTAATTCTATCTTCTCCTTGAATACCTAATAATTCTTGAGTAGCTCTATTGAAAGTAAACTTACGACCTGCTCCTTTCTCTACGATTGCAGACATTGTTACTACAGCAGTTGAATACTTCTCTTCTCTTCTTTTTCTTTGTGCAGGAACTTCTCCCCAAATAATGTTTTCCATGTTTTTACTTTTTTTTAAATTGAATAATAATCTCTAATTGCATCATTTACTATAACTAAATCATTAGCAATAGTGTTTTCCTCGAACATCTCCAATGGAGTTTTACAAGTATCAGAACCTGATGACACAGTTCTAAATACATGTTGATTCGGTTGTCCAGGTGTTTTAATAATCTCTGCATAAAGTACGATAGTACTAAATGATTCAGGCACAAAACGCTCAAGCATCTTGCCCTGTACGCCTATACGCTCACTTGCAAAACCTGCTTCATCATAATGAATATCTGGATGTGCAAATAAATAAACTATAATGTCCTCCCGCATTGTATCATTAATATAATTAATAAGGTCATACTGCGCTGCGGCCATCTTAGTCCATTTGTCGAATCCTTTCTCTGCTCTAAATGAAGGATTCATAATAGCATCAGTCATAATTCTTGACCAAGTATCTATTATTATTGTTTTAACTTGTGGTAATGCGTTTACTTTACTTAAAGTTGCGATTACAATGTTTACATCAGAAGTCTTACGATAATTCCGTTTATCTTCATTGTATTTCAAGTTAAATTGCTTAAACGGAAGAGCCTTTTGATCCGTATTAATAATAACTGTTTCGTCAGGATTTAGGTTCCGTAACGAGGTAGATTTCCCCATCCCTGATCTTCCGACCACGAATATTAATTGAGCCATAAATAAATTGTTTTTGATTGTTTATACCTAATAAAGATACGAAATTTAACTAAATTGTGCAACTTCTTCTACTACTTTTATAGACCCAGCATCCCTGTTTATTGCTAGCCATTCTTTGGCTCTACTGACATCATCGTCTGTATGCTGTGGTTCTTTAAGTAGTTCAAAGTAAATACCTTTAGTATCTATTTGTACTTTATAAAATAATACTTTTCTTGCTTGTTCAGCAGCTTCTTCATAATCTAATGAAGGAATTCTTCCAGCAATACCATCAGGTTTGCCCCATTGTTCATACATTACTCTCGTCATGATAAATCTTGTATTTGTTTCTTTACTTCATCTTGTTTCTGCCCCTTTCTTTTCTTGTAACTAACTCCTCTTAAATGAGGGTGTTCTTCTTGTACTTTACGTGAGGCTCTTCCAAAAGAATCTAAGTAAGGAATTACACGCTGTTCCATATCTTTTAGAGAATCTTTAAATGATCTACTAGTATCATACCCTATTTCCAAGAGATAATGATAATACAATCTTTCATTGGAATCTCTGAGTTCAGGATGAATACTTAACTTATTTTTTACCCATTCATACTTGTCCTTTATCATTGTGTAAAGTTTTATAATATTCATCAATCCTCCTTAATTCCTCTGGTTTACCTTGTATCTCTTCTGCTTTAGGTAATTGATAATAACCCCCAATCTCTCCTATAAAAAGAAAGCTTGCTAAAAGATTTACATCACCATCTCTATTCTTACATAGTTTAGCTAATCTGTAACGATTCTTATACTTAGTAATATCAAATCCTAGGCACTTATCTACTCCAAAATAAAAAGGAGCAGCTAGTCCTATAACAGTATTTGCATCTTCGGCAAGATTAGAGGTATTCTTAATATCACTCAGCATCGGCATCCAGTTTTCATTCTCTCGTCTATCCATTTGTTCCGAAGACCTATTGATTTGCACAATAGGCACAGGACTAAAATTGAACATATTACGAAAGAATACTAACGTTTTAGAGATTTTATCAATCGCCTCTTTTAAACTCCCATATTTTCCTAAGTCTACTAGTCCTACGTGGTCTATTACTATTAAAGTTATTAAACTAGGATTATTAGGGACATAATCGACAATTAAACCGTCATCATTTCTAATGACTTTGCCTCTATTTTCTGCATACCCTATTAAATCTTTGTATAAGAAATCAGGATTCAAACTACTACGATAATGAAGATACTTATTTTGAATTTCTTGCATCTTCTCTTCGTAATAGGGAATTAGTTCTTCTACTTCAGGTCTAATAGTTAGATTACCTCTTGATAATATCTCGTCCAAAGAAGTTAATATACCGTGCTCTCGCCAAATTAAACCTGCAATATGCTTGGCAATTTGATTCTCAGGAGGTATTTCTAGAGAATAATAAATAATCTCTACATCATGAATGTAGTTAGGATTAGCTTGTAAAAATTCTATAGCCCCATAAACATAAGCAGAATTAACAAAACTAGTTTTACCTACACCTGGACCTGCAAAAATTAAATCATAGCGACCTTGTTGAATATTCTTAACATGATTACTTAAGGTAGTAAAACCTTGAAAAGGGATACCTGTATTTAAACCTTGTTTACCTCTGTTAATATTATTCTTTAGTCTGTCCCAATACCGTATTTTTGCCATTTTGTAAAATTTTAGTTACTGTTTCTATTTCTTCTAGAATATCTTGTGAATTTTGTCTAGTTAACCAAGTAATATTAGATCTTAAAACTATAATAGCATACTGAGGATCATAATTTTCAACAGTTCTTCCATTTAATAAATCTAAAGATTTTTCAAGAGAATCTAGTTTAGGCTGTAACATATTACATAATTGATAAATGTTCTTTCCCAGTTTAAGTAAATGAGTTAAATTAGCAAAATCTTTTTTAAAAACAGAAATACTAAATTCTAATGAATTTTCCATAAATATTTAATTAAATTGTGTCATTATTCCATTCTTTTTCTTCTGTACCTCCTTCTTGGATAAATACACTCCATTGCTCCCACATACTATTATTCATTACTGTTTCCATATTGGGTAAAAAGGATAGTTTATTAGCTCTCTTTTGCTGCGCTATAAAGGCTTCAATAGATGCTACAGCTAATTCGTGTTGTTCCGTAGTTTTAACTCTTGCTAAGTACTTCTTTTCATGCTTTTCTGCTATTTGTGTAGTAGGACCTGCTGCTCTAAGAACTCTAGGGCCAACCTTTACAGGATAACAATTATAGAATTCCCAGAAATTAATAACATCACTACGTATTTCAAATAGTTTTTCTACTGCTTTATTACTCACAATAGTTTCAGTGAATTTTACAGTATGATGACTTAATATATACCCAGTAGTTACTATTAGTTTATTTCTAAGATTTATAGAATTAGTCTTACCAAATATTTCTGCAATATTATCAAACTTCTTATAATATAAAAGCTGTAACATCACTAGAGCATCAGGAGATAACCCAGACTTTTTAAGTAAAGCTAAGTTTAGTTTTATATCCATTTAATTTTAGTTTTTTCAAATCCCTGTAAAGCAGATGCCATCCAAATCTCGTCTTGTGTGCCTTTAAGATATACTATGTAAATCTTAGCCTTAGACTTTCCTTGGAGATTCATTGCTCTCATGGTTTGCTGAATACATAGACTTTCTACGCTTTTCAACTGATTAAATACTGCTACTTTTAAATTAGGAATAGTAATGCCCATAGATATCATAGAAATTACAGATAATTTATTAATAGTTCCATTCTTGAAGTCCTCCAAAGAAGATTTATTAGCATTGCTATGATAACAACCTTCACCAATTTGATTAGCGATTTCTTGTCTACCTGTAAATACTAAACATCTACCCATCTTTGGGTCATCAACTATTGCTTTAGTTGCTGCTACTTTACTTCTAGAATTATAAATAATACCTGTTCTCTTAGACATTAAAAATCGTAAGTTTTTATACTTACCCTGAACTACATCTCTTTTATATCTACTATCCCAATAAGAATAAGCTTCTAACTCTGTTTGGTTAAATGGAGCAGCTTCTGTGCCTGCTAGAACATATTTGTCTGTATCATCCAAAGGAACCCCTACACATATTATCTCATAGTCAGCAATAATTTTATCTTTAATAGCTTGTGCAAAAGTATAAGTATAAAAAGGCACTAAGCTTAGTATATTACCTAGATTAAATTCATCTTGCTGTGTTAAAGTTCCCGTTAGTCCTAGAATTCTAGAACCTTTTATTTGACGTTTACGTAATTCTGCTAATACTTTTAGATTATAACTATGACATTCATCTGCTATAATTAGATTATAAGTGTCTTTGTTCTTCTTTAAACTATTACTCCATACATATTCTACTTCAATATTGTCTACTAAATTCCAAGTAACTATTTCTCTTTTCCAATCTTCTAGAATAGACAATTGGGGTGCCATTATTAGCACCTTAATTGTCTTATCTACAGTATTCAATGCGTCAATTGTTATCTTGCATTTACCGACACGAGGACTTACAAAAAGAATTCCATTAAACCGATTTAGTACTACAGCATCACTTGCTTCTTTTTGTATTTTCTCTCGTTTCTTCATAGTGTTATTAATTTATAATCTGTTTTTTGCTTCCAACCTTGTAGATGTATATCAGAAGGAACCCATTTTAATAAAGGCATCGGATGTCTATTATTCTCTAGCCATTCTTCATAGTTTTCCTTAATAACTTTTACTACTTCTGAGTCACTAGTAATTTTAAACAGGTGCAATATTGCACCATGAGATCTAGATATTACTCTACCAATCTCTGCATAAGATAATCCTTTATCAAATAATGCATGAGCAGTTACTTTTCTCATTTCTACTAAATAACTATTTTGATATCTAGCATTTAATGCAAAATAATTCCTTAAAGGCGTTAAACTTTCTAGTAATTGAATCTCTTTTTTTAATCTTTCAATTCTATCTTCAAAAGATTCTTCTTTAAACATTTTCTTACTTCCTACTTTCATTAGTGTTGCCATTTATGAGTTATCATTGGTTCAGCTTTAAGTTTTACTACTTTGCAAAACACATCACCTGCTCTTTCCATACAATCTTGTAATACTTCCGCCATACCTTTAGCCATTTCTTCTGGACATTCTACTAACCACTCATCGTGAACTACATTAGGTAGTTTTACTTTGAATATTAGATCATTATCCGCTAGATACTTAAAGAAATATATACCAGCAAGTTTAGTTATATCAGCACTACTACCTTGAACAGGATAATTTAGAGACATTCTTTCAATATCTCCACGCTTCATAAAATACTCTCGAACTTTTGGCTTAAAATGGGTCTTAAAGATACTAGAATCCATTGACTTTTCCAACTTATAACTGTCCCAAAATCCCTCAGTTTCATAAATTTCTTTATGAAGTTTTTGAAATTCTTCAAAGAAAGGAATAAAGCATTTTCTTCCACTAATATTATTAAATTGGATATATCCTAATTCTATTGCTCTTTTCTTTTCTACCTTAAAATAGTTAGCTAATCCAGGAAATGCTTTAAAATAAGCCTTATAGACTGCTTCACCCTCTTCCATAGATATATTTAGATTCTGAGCAATAGTTATACCTGTACCGCCATAATTTATAGCAAAACCTGCACCTTTAGCAATCTGTCTTTTACTTTTATGATTATTCTTTATCTCATCTAGACTTAAATCTCCTAACTCAGGAAATATCTTCGATGCGATAAACGAGTGCATATCCCCAAGACCTTTAGAATAAAATTCAAGTAAATCTTTGTCCAAAGATTTATTGGCCAATACTATCTGTTCTTGCCCACTGTAATCGCTTACTATTAGCACGTTGCCCTTCTCCGCTTGGAAGCAACTTCTAGTTCTACTATCAGCAGGTATATTTTGCATATTAGGCATTTGAGGCATACCCTTTTTAGGAGCTCCTTTCTGACCGCTAGACAGCCTGCCTGTGTTCATAATTTGTGTATAGTTACTATGAATTCTTCCTGTTACAGAGCTTATATATTTAAACCAATTCTCACCATAAGTACTAACTACTTTTTGATGCTCAGTATATTCTATATAAGTAGAAATAATAGTATGTTTCTTCTTTTGTGGGCCTAAGACTTTCTTGTCTACAGAATCTTTCATCATTCCCGTTAGTTTATCCTTAGTCAGCGTATCAACGCCTAAAGACTGCATAAAAGGAATAACTTGCTTAGAAGAAGCCCAATTAATTTTACAAGTAATACCCTCGTCAAATAAAGACAATTGATTATTTACAAACTTTGGATAAGTATCTGCATTATCTAATATAAATTGATCTAATTGTTTTTTAACAACATCTAAATCTTTTAAATCTTCTGTGCACTTACTTTGCCAATCTTGACTATTCATAAACATACCACAATACTCTATATATGCTAACACACATACAAATTGATTATCTAAAGAAGCAGTTTTGTGTAATTGCTTTTCTTGAAGAGCAACTTCTTGTTTCCTTTTAACCTGATGAAGATATTTAACATCATCAGCAGCATATTTAATAACTCTTGTAGTCAATCCCTCTCTATGGATATTTCCTCTAATAGTTTTATCTAACTCTATTTTACAATATCTGTAAACTACAGCGTCTAACGATCTTCTAATAGTATCAATACCAGTAGTGAGAATTCTTTCTACTAAAAAAGTATCAAATATTTTCATAGGTACAATTTGATAATAATATAGGAACCTAAGATCAAATTTAGCATTGTGCATTATTAACACTTTGCTCTCTAATAATTCTTTATACAACTTAGGATTTACAGTAAGACAATCTATTACATATTGTTTACTTTCATCACCTAATTGCATACTTAGTAAATCCTTTGTGAAAGGATCCATTCCTCTAGTTTCTGTATCAAATCCTATAACATCTAAATCCTTTAAGTATTCTATTGACTCCTCTACAGTAGCCATAGAATAGCCAGAAGGAATAAATAATTCCTTCTGACCAGTAACTAAATAAATCATTCTCCCTCTTCGTTATTTTTTGTAATAATTATACGATTAACTCTAGTAGCTAAAAAAGATTTAAACCATGCTCTACTATAAGGCACGGTAGCTAAAGCAAGTCTGCCTAATACTAATTTTCTAGGAAATCTGCGCATAACTCTCTTGTCTTATTAATACTCTTAAACAAGCTTTTGCTGACTTTTCATTATCATACACACATACATTGCCTTTCTTTGATTCAGCAATACTCTTAGTAGTTTTATCTCCCCAAAATTTCCAGAAAGGCTTAACAATTGGTTCTACTACCATCACGATAAATTTACCGTCTAATTCTTCAATTAAAAATTCTCTTTTCATCTTCTTTTTTTATTTGTTTATTACTTGTTTAAATTCTTAAGATCGTGTTCTTTCATAGAACATACAAACTCTACCTCTGTAGTAGCTGGCAATAGAAAGTTCTCATTATTATCAGTCTCGCATACTGCGTCTAGTGACTCTATATAATAAAAGTTAAATTCTTCTTTAAGCTTACCGTTTACTTCAAATCCTTCTATTCTTACTCTAGAATATCTAGGTATTTCAAATAGTGTCATAACTCTTTTCTACTTTTAGGTTTAATTACTAAGTGTTTGTCTACTTGTTTATCAAGTATTTGTGTTACTCTATCAACATAAGTTACTTCTACTTCTCCTTTTGCTAACATAGATAAAGCTATTTCCTCAAATTCATTTTCAGGAATATGTACAAACTTTATTGTACCGTTCATTATTATTTCTGTCTTCATAATTATTTTCTTTTACTTGTAATACTTATAAATAGTATTCCTGTTAATAAAAATCCAATTCCACCAAATATTTTTGATGAGTTATTAGCTCCATTCATAGCTAAATATATTGACAATGCTGCTAAAATTGTAAATGCTATTATAAATAAATATTTCATATCTTACTTTTTAAGTATTAAACATCCTGATGAGTCAAGTTTTGGTTCAGGCACTGCGTATATGTTAGACATATCAATCACAACATCTATTTCTTTTGGTTGTTGAAGGGATTGGATAAGTTGTTGAAAAAATGTTGCACCACTCTTACCATCTTCATAACCTACATAATATGCTTTCCTTATATCTTCCAAAGTAAACACCTTGTCTTTATTCAACTCCATTGCTTTGTTGAAGCCTGCCTCAAAATCTCTAACAGATTCTTTTTCCCATTCTTGCATCACCATACCTCCGTATGTATTTCGTACAATTTCTTTTGAATGCTCTATACCTAATGAGTGAACATCAACTACTCCAAATAGTTCATCACAGTTTTGTTTGGATAGTTTATAACATCCTTTTGTTTTACCAAAATACCATTCATCTGTGGTGGCAAATGTGGTTCCATCATTATTTGCAATAAAATAAAAATCAGGTTCTGAATGTTTAATTAGTTTTGCTTTCATTTTCTAAAAGTTTATTTAGTTCTTTATAAATACCTGCTGCTGTTATAATTGCAACAATAGTATTTGATACCCATACAGGAAAAGGATTATGATACAACCATATACCAAATACTATTGAAATTGCTAAGTATATTAATTTCTTAATTAGTTTTGCTTTCATCTTATTCTGATTTAAAGGTTTCATTATAGTATTGTTCTGCTCTACCCATATTAGGGTCAAAGTTTGTTCCCATAGAATCATAGACTGCTTTCATTATCTGTTGCTTCTCCATTTCTTTGGCTTTTTCAAAATACCAACCATTATCTACTAAATCAATATCTAATTGTTTTTCTAACCATTCTACTGCTGTCATAATTTTAGTTTTTTTTAAATGTTATACTTTTCTGTTGTTCAATTATTATACTTTTCTGTTTTTTTTAAAAATTCATTATAATATTGTTCACTTGTCATCATTGATATATGACTTGTTTCATAAGCATCTATTATCTGTTGCTTAAATAACTCATTAGCTTCTGCTATATCTGAGCTATGAAGTATTCCATTCTCTGCTAGTCTTTTTACTAGTAAATCTATTGGTGTCATAGTTCTGATATTTTTAGTTCTTCATTAGTCAATGCAAAATATAGATTCTGAAGTTGGTGGACGTGTTTTTCACCAAGTGATAAAAGTTGAATACTTCCTTTTTTTTCACCATCATAAAAGGATTCTAAACATAACATTTTAGAATTAATATTATATGTAAAACAGTCAGAATCAGCTAAATTATCATAATCAAAATACAATCTAAACCAATTATGATTACCTTTCTCAAACCCAAACTTTAAAAGCCATTCTTCTGTTAGTGGGATTGGTTCGCAATAAACGGCTACATAATCTATTTCATGACCATATTTAATCTGATTAAATGGATTATCGATAGACATGTTTTTATACCAATTATTAATCCTTAATTCTGCTGCTGTCATAATTTTCTTATTTTATGATTAAAAATATCATCTAAGTAATCACTTCTAAAGGACATACCTCCTATTTCATGGTCAGCTGGAGACTCAATTACATGGTCCTGCTTTACTTTAAATTCTGGAAATACATCTTTAAATATAGCTACTGAGTCACGTACCATAGACGGTGCGTATGTATGTCTTCCATGTGCATATCTTGCAGCCATCCATAAGATATTCTCAATAGCTGACTGAAGTTTTTTTTCATCTGATTTTTTCATAATCTTTTTGTTTAATTATTACTGCTTAATCGGTTTTAATCCGTTTATGTGTGATTTTGTTTACATTAAGCGGTTTACTGTAACCTAGTATATCTATTTGTTAATGTCAACACTATAATACATCTTTTTTAAATTTAGGACTACATCCCATCATGATTGTAAACCTGAACGACTGCTTCAAAAAACTTCTATTAATCTTGTACATCTTAATAGTGTCTGCCACTATCTTCTCAAACACGTCCTCGTCTATCTCGTAGTCCAAAAACGGTATGACCTTCTGTCTTTGTTCATTAGTAGTAGCGTTTTCTAATAACTCATCAAAAGATGCAGGAGGAGTTGCATTTGCAAACAACTCCCTATAACAATGCATCATTGCTTTATCAATGTTTTTATTTGTCATCTGTAATATCTTTTAATTTATTCCATATAGATTCTGCATTTTCTCCCCAATACATTTCACATGTAAATACACCGTCTTTTATCTCAAAAGGAGGCTCAAAGAAATAACTTTGTATAAATTCACTAGCTTTTGCTGTAAATCTATAGCACTTTTCTTTTACTGGGCAGTCCTTGCCCGAACAACATGTTATATCTGCCATATTATTTTTTTATTTAAGTTTTATAAACATATAAAGGCAAACACTGTTATACCTATACAAGATGCTATACATCCTATAAACATTCCTATAAATAATCCATTATAGAAAGCATTCTTAAGTTTTACTTCTTCCATATTTTCATTATAAATTAATGATATTAATAATAAATATAGATTATCCTTAACCATTAAGGATAATCTTTTTAAGTAATTCCACATATCTTTTATCTTCTGCATAATTCTTAGTTAAATAATTAAAATATTGTTCTTTAGTTTTTAATTTAGAAAGATAAGTAGATTGGTACAATGCATAATCTATTACAGATTGTTTCCAGGATTTATATCTAGCATGTCCTAAATACTCTCCTATTGCTGTTGTAGCTCTTCTTCTAGCTTTCTTCATTCCAAATAGATTATTACCTATTGTAAAAGATTTTGATTTAAAGTGTCCAGTTTCTAAAACTGCTTGAGCAAATACTATTTCATAGTGTTTAATATTTAACTCTTGTAAAAATGCTAATAATTTAGCTTCACTAAATCGTTCTTCAATAGTAGGTAAGATAATAGTATTAGTCTTAGTTTCTACTATTTTTACAGGGTCTCTACTTATCGTAGCTGCCATAATAACTGTTGCAAATGCAATACCTCCAAATGCTATTAACAATCTCCTAAAAGGTTCCATAATGTATAATTTTAGTTAATAAAAAAGATAGTGGGATACTCCTCTCCCACCGTGAGCTTACCTATCTTCTAACCATAAACGAATGAATGAAATACTCCTCTTTCACAACGAGCTTACCTAATGACGTATTTAAAAAATAACTAAAAGTTATTCGTGGTTAGGGTGCGACTCGAACGCACGACCTATTGGCAAGACTAAATGTATATCCTCAGGCAATTACCCCTTACTTTTTACCGCTTACCAATCGAGCCACCAACTGCTCTACCTAACCAAACACTAGTCTTTCCTAGTAGTCAACATGGATATTTTGTGTACAATTCAGGACTCTCATGCTCTTCCTTAGTTGTAGTCGGACAGGATTCGAACCTGCACAGTAGTTCTCCGAGGTTGTATTTATAATCAGAACTACTTTAATTATCACCCTAAGCGTCTACCATTCCGCCACCTGACTAAAAAAACACACTCTTAAGCATTCTACTCCCAGCTACGAGGAATTGTATCTTACTTAGCCCATCTCACCGCTGTGTGGGTACTTAAGTTTATGTGTCTTGAGGTTAAGAACTCCTCAGTGTTGTAAGAATCTATAGCATATCTTCATTACTTATGTTCGATTTCCTTTCTCAAGGGAACAACAACTCTTTTAATAACATACCCTGTCAGCCCAAGCAGCTGAATATTAGACTTAGCATTAAAGGGTTGTCCTAATATCCTTCCATAAACAACTCCACTCTTGGTTGTGGATTCTAACTTTCTTTAGACTCTTGCTTACGTAGGGCCCTATAGTTTTTCAATATTAGCTATTTGTTTGCTTCAAGCAGGGTAATATTTTATACTGTGCCAAAACTATACATAAAGTTTACTTTTGGCTGGTTATAAATAGATAAAGTGCCTGATCCATGTACTACTGTGGGCACTTTTAGTTTATTTAGTTACACTTCATGGTCATCTACTTACAATGTTTAAATTTAATAAAAAGGATTACTTTGTCCTAATTGTCTAAAATATTTCTCTCTACGAGACATTAAATCATAATCATTTTCTTCTATTAAACTATTATAATAGCACATTGTTTCATATTGCTCTATATCTTCTACTAGACATATTACAGGAAAATGTTCAGTTATTAAGTCAGCCATCTCTTGGTTATCTTTAGGCTTATAATCTAAATGTATAGTGCGTAAATACAGTCCTATGTCTAACATAGTTACTCTAGGTTTTGCTTGAATATCTTGCATAATGTATTTATTTAAAGTTCAAAACGTCAAATTTTTTAGTAATTCCTAAAAGAAAAAAAAGGGAAATAGCTGTAAAACTATTTCCCAATTTCTAATCTTTAAAAGATTATGCTCCTAAAGCATCTGCAATAGCAGATGAAGCATCTGTATTAAGAGCTAAACGAGTTGTATCTGTTAATAATACATGCTTAGGCTCTCCAATAACTACTGCAGTATTTACATAAATATACATACCATTGCTCATAATGAAATCACCATCTTTACCTGCTCTTTTAGCACGAGTTTCGAAGTTTGCAACATCATAATCACTACCTTTAACGGTTTCTGTAATTTGAAGATTTAATGAACGATCATCACCTGTGATTTTAGGATCAATCATATTGATTTCCAATTCTTCACCTTCAGCTAAAAAGGTTGTATCAATTCCAAACTGCAATTGTACATCACTTGGTTGTGCAGATAACCAAGAATAACGAGGCTTAGATTGATTAAATCTTTCATCAGAAGCATTCAAGATACCCAACAAACCTGTTGGAGTTTTTCCTGTTTCTACTATTTGAGAAAAAGTTAATTGAACTTTTCCACCTTTAATTCCTTTTGCTGATACTAATGTTACTTTTTTCATAATAATTTGTTTTAAAATAGTTAAAATATTTACTTATATATCTCCTATAATACAGACTTTTAAAGTCTAAGAATTAATAGCCTAGGATAAACTATTAGTCTTTTATTAAATAAACCTAATTATTGTGTAATTGCCTTTTTACTGCCTAGCGGCAAACAATTATCTATGTATGTAAGCTTGTGTTAAGTAAATAAAATAGCGGTACTCTATCCACAATTTCCCGCTATTTTCCCTTAAACTTTATCTTGCAAATGGTCTAAATAAGAACATTTTTGTGTCATAATCATATAATACAGATAATCCATCTGTACTATTAAAATCGGAAGTTACTGTAAATGCATTTTTAATGCTAGAAACATTTCCTGGTTCAATATATATTAGTTTCCATTTATCAGTTATTGGATCAATGAAAGTAACAATATATTGATTGTTTATAGGTAAAGTTATTTCATACTTTGTAGAAGATAACTTCACCATAGATACTTCTTTTTCTAGCCACCAACCTACAAAGGTTGTGTCTTCATAGATAGCTCTTCTAAGTTCTACTTTTACATTATAAGCATCTTTCATATAAGAAGTAAACTTAATGCTTTGTGATTGTACCAATTGACTAACCGTCAATAGTATTACTAAGATAGATAGTCTCATGATATTTAAATTTAAGGTTTAATATTATTTATTGATATTCTAGTGTATAAGCTATAGCCTTCATAGCAAGCTTAGAGTTAAGAGTTCTAGGAACTCTTTTAATTAATTCTTTAAAGTCTTCAGTTAAGTTAACTACTGAGTATTTAGACTTATCAGGTTGAGCATCGTAATGCTGTTGATAAGTATAGTCAAGGATAATATCCTCGTTATTTTTAGGTCCATCAGTAAATATTACTAATGTCATTCCGTCTTCACATTTTACTGTTACTCGGTATAGTGCAATATCTTCCATCATCTTTAGTTTTAATAAAGAATAAATATACATAATAAAGAACTCCTGTAATAATTTACAAGAGTTCTTTTCAGATCTATAAGATCTATCGTGCAATATTGTGATTATAACAATTGTTTCTGTTGAACATTTTGTTAAACTTAATTGTACGATGTTGTTTTTTACCATGTTTCTTATAATTGAAACCTTTCTTTATCTTAAAGCTATGAGTCTTTGTAGAGCCTTTTTTACTTGGCCATCCATCATTTCCTACTACAGTGTAGCTCATAACAAGCATTACTATAACTGCTATTACTCTTTTCATATATTTGTTTTTAAGTTTTAAGTAAATAACCCCACATAAAGCTATAATATGTGGGGTTTATGATCTATAAGATCGACTATTAGACTACGAAAGGTATAAGATTATCCTTGTGCCTATTTGTATGCGTAAGCTTAATCTTCCTTGGCAATAATAATAGTGCCAATGGCTCCTAAAGAACCTACTAATATCATTGTGCTACCGTGAGTATTACCTCCCAGTGTTAATATAGCTCCTATTAATAAGACTATTGTACACAATACTCCTATTAAAAACAATTTATTTGTCATAATTTTTCTATTAAGATGATGGTTAATATTATAATTGCTATTGTGTATAAGTAGAACATACCTATACTTGCTGAACGTTTCATAAGTATATTTTTAAGTTTAAAAATACATAAGCAAACTATTAAAAGCTTATGTGTGCATCCTACTGTATTGGTAGTCTTTCCTCTCTTATTACTAAGTTTAAGGCGATGCTTTTCTACTAAGATGATTAGTCTTTTTTAGCTAATAGATAGCGGCAATACACAGAATGTTAAGTGTATGCATTTAGTCAGTTATTATAGAGAATCACTCATACTGACAGAAGTATTTTTAATAGATTACTCTCCTGTATTACTTTCCATTGCAGCTACATCAGCATCAATAGACATTTGTAGTTCTTCATTTAAACTACAAAGAGCAACTATTGCTCCTTGGTAAAAGGGATCATAAGGATCAGCTTTCTGATACATAGATATTCTTGCATCAATCATAGCGACAAGATCTATTTTATGAGTATTCTCCATAAGTATAGTTTTAAGTTAATTATTAATCCCTCTGCCTTGTAGCTCTAATTATTTTGTTATATATTTGTATTATGAAACAATTCAGAAATACACAATACTATGTTACTGATAAACAAGAAGTTTATAATGTAACAACAAAAAGATATGTAAAGCCTTATCTTGCATCTAATGGAAAGAATCCTAACAAGAAATACTTAGCGGTTGGTTTGTATATTGATGGTAAAAGAAAGAATATTCTTTACCATAGATTAATTGCCGAAGTACATATGCCCAATACTCTTAATTTACCACAGATAAATCACATTGATGGAGATATATATAACAATTCTATTTCTAATTTAGAATGGTGTAGTGCTTCTATAAATAACATTCATGCTATTAGAACAGGACTAAGACCTACTAAATTAAATATGGAGAAAGCTAATGAGATTAGATCTTTATTAGCTAGTGGTCATACTATAAATGAAGTATGTAAAATTTACAATGTTGGTAGAACTATTGTCTCTAAAATAAGAGATAACATTTCTTGGAAAATATAATGCACCCCAGTTGTAATAGCTCTATTGGCTAAATGAAAGCATAAGTTCATATACAATCAATATTACAACTGCTCACCCTTGGGAAGTGAGTTGTGGTGCATTAAGTGAATAGTTTGTATACTTATTCAGGTATATTAAATTAAGCCATACCCTATTTAAAGGGTATGACTTATCAATGCTTTAAGCATTCTCGTTACGTAACCATTCAAGGCTAGTAACTACTCCATTAACTATACACATAACTGAAAATCAATTAGTTAAGTAATAAAATAAGTACGTCACGTGTACTAACGTTGCTATATTCACCGAGAGAGTGAAGGTATATTCACCGAAGGACTGCACCGCAAAGCGGTGACCCTTAAAGGATCACTGCTTTGAAGTAGTTGCTGTCAGGCTTAGCCTCGAATGCTACTCTGTCTGAGTAGTCATCACCCATTGGCAATGCAGTTTGTACTGCTTCCAATGTGTGTTCACTCTTCATGAACAGAGATGCATAAGAACTGCCACAAGCTAAGCCGTTAAGCTCTTTGTCTTTGCGGAAGACAACTAGCACACGCGGTTCGAACTCGCCAGTCATCTTATCGTCAGCCCAAACTGGGCACTCAACTGTCTTAATTTGGTGGATTGAAATTTTCATAGTCTAAAGTTTAAAGGCGGGATGTGTTCCCCGTCCAAGATTTAGTGGGGGTTGTTGACTGTGGTGCTAACCACAAGATCGAATTTCTAATAAAAAATAATATAATAAAAAATAAAAAATAATACCATATATTACTTTGCACTAGATTTACTTTGTTTTACTTAAAAACTATATTAGTAAGCATCATAAACTAGGAACATAAATAAAGGGATATAAAGGGGGGGTATAATTTAATACTCCATAGGGTATGAAGTTTGTTAAGAGAATAAAAAATAAAAATATAATTATAATTATAAATAAGGATGTACAATGCACATATCTAGTAGAATAGATATATGCATCTACGTTGTAGATTTATCTATACTATACTTTAAAAAGATAATTACTTTCTTATCAACTAGTTACAACTTTTTACTATAGGTCCTCGGTGGCTACTAATATACCTACAGCTATAGTAGTGGCATACCTCTAGGGGTATGTTCATACTATACCTAGAGCTATAGTAAGCCTCATAACTATAATATTTTACAATGTCAAGCATTTATTAATATTTATTTTACATCTACTATTTGTGAATAATATTATGTAATTTAGCGGCAACCAAACAATTCCCTCTCAATATGAAGACCGTAAGAAAAAGAATGTTTTACGATATTGAAGTATCCTATTTTATCATCAGTGCATGGCGACTAGGATATAACCTTTCAATACAACCTCACCAAATTATTAAATACCCTGAAGTAATATGTATCTCCTGGAAGTGGGAAGGAGAAGATGAAGTCCATAATTTAAGATGGGACGAGAACCAAAGTGATAAGACTCTCATAGAAGATTTTATAAAGGAACTAAACAAAGCAAATCAAATAGTAGCACACAACGGAGATAGATTCGATTTAAAATGGTTAAGAACTAGGGCTATTCTACATGGCCTATATATGGCTCCTAGATATGAAACTATAGATACCCTTAAAATAGCTAAGTCACAATTTAACTTTGCCTCTAATAAACTTGACGAGTTAGGTAAATTCTTAGGACTAGGACAAAAGATTCATACAGATTATTCTCTATGGGATAAAATATGTCAAGAGAAGTCAGAAGAAGCCCTAAACGATATGGTTACTTACTGCGATCAAGATGTTAAATTACTTGAAAAGATATATGAGAAACTAAGACCTTACGCTAAAACACAATTCAACTACGGTAAACTTTACGGTGATGACAATTGGGCATGTCCAGAATGCGGTTCCCTAAAAGTACGAGTTAACAAGTCATATACTACTCCTATGGGAGTAAGAAGATATTATCTACGATGTCTAACTAAATCATGCAGCACTAACTTCCCTGTAAGCAACAGAACCTATCTTAAAATGATGGAGTGGAAGATTAAATCAGATAACATCTAAACCCTTTTTAAATATTTTAACTATAAAATTTGGATAGTAACTTATTAATATTGATATTTGTACTATCAAATTTGTATATTTGCATGTTTAGTAGAAATAAAAAAGGAAGAAAAATGGTAATGGTTTACTTAGATACAAAGGATAGTATTCTTTTAAAATCTAATGACAGAACATTTCATGTGTTGTATTATATATTACGTCAAACTAATTTTGAAACTAATCTTTGGTATTCAGATAAGATTAACAAAACTTATATAATGAACAAACTCGGTATATCTGTACCTGGTTTAGACAAGCACATAGCTTCCCTAAAGGAAAGAGAATTTATTAGACCTGCCGAAGTTAGGGGGAGGTATAGAATTAATTTAGAATTACTATCGACATAAGCTACTGAGGAATGAAAGTTGGAGAATTCATATCGGATGACTTAGACATATTATTTAAAAAGGAACAGAGATTTGCGAATCAATTTGAGTACTACTGTAAAGAACACAATAAGATATTCAGTACTCAGATTTGTTTGACAGCCGCAAATCCTGTTTTATTCATCTTACAAATTATAATAAAAAATGGGAACAACGGAGAAATTAAAAGTAGCTAAGGAAATCTTAGCAATGGCATTTTTAGGAGCAACTGACAAAGCAATTGCTGAAGGATTACAGTTTAAGTATTCTTCTTATTCAGTAGAAGACGGAGAAAACAAAGGTTGGGTAGTAGATATCATAGTTAAAGAAGCAGGTTATAGTGAAAGAACTATACAGCAACTTAAGTACAATTGGCCTACTAACATAGACCCTAAGAATATGGAGTATCATGTTATACTTGATACTATTTCAGCTCTTACACAAGGGGCATTAACAATGTGGTACGAGGTAGCTAAGATGTTATCTACTGATGAAGGTTTACAAAAAGCAATTATAGATGAAACAAAGAAAGGTAATATCCCTTCCTACTAATAGTAGTAAGATATATCGTCAGATTCTTGCATTCATGAATTTTATGCTGAATCTAACACCGCAAGAACGAGATGTATTAGCAGAGATTATTAAGCTAGACAATGAATACGAAGCTCTTCCACCAGAGAAGAGAGCTAAGTTTATTTTATCTACAGACATGCGTAAGGAAATAAGAGAAACTCTTAACATAGAAGAGAAACAGTTTAATGTTATTATATCTAGACTTAAGAGTGATAAGAAATTCTTTATGGGCAAACCCTTACTAGATGATAAAAATATAATTCATCCTCAATTACGGTTTAAAGCTGATGAAGAAGGATTTCAATTTGAAGTAAATCTTATCATGACTACTATTACCCCAACTACAGGTAAATTTGATAAATTTGTTGATACTCTTCATGAAGAGATGGGTAATAAAATTATTGAAAAGTATGCTGACGAAACGACATTTGCTACTAAAGAATTAGACACAGCAATGGAACATGCTAAAGCTGCAGTTAATGCGTCTAGAGATATAGATGCTTCTAAAGCAAAAGTAATAGAAGAGGAAGATTGGGGAATTGAAATAGAACTACCTAATGACTAGTCAACGAGAGATACTATTAAAGGTTGCAAAAAAACATGGAATTAATATAGGCCAAGCAGAAGAGATATGGAATTTAATAGGAAATAAAATTGCAGAAGTAATAGGTGATTTAGATAAAAAAACAAATGACCTATATGATGCAGATAAATTTCACATAATTCATATAGATAATTTTGGTAAATTTATTCCTAATAAAAATAAAATAAGACATGCTAATCATTGTCTAAAATTAAAATTAAAACAAAATGGAAGTAAACATAACACTACCGATATTGAAGAATGACAAAGAAGTTAGTACAACTTTTTACTACATAGTTGCCATATCTGCAGGTGAAGCTAATACCTCTACTATTTATACTAATGGCCAAGAGTTTACTTGTACAATAGCTTCAGGAGAACTTTGGAATAAAATAAGAGAGAATAATGCGAGCATTACACGAAAATAATTATTGGGATATAAACCCTGAATTAGTAATACTAGATGAGTTTAATAAATTCTATACTAAGGATAAATCTAAGGGCAAAGAAGATAGCTCAAGGATTTTATGGAGTATATACTATGCATATAGCCCCGATTCTAAATTCTTTAATTACCCTAATAAGTTAGATGTTCTTGCTAGAGATTTCTTAAAAGACCCTAAGTTTAAATGGGAAAGCATTAAAGATATAGTAGGAGCTTTTAGAAATTTAGTACTTACTGATGTAGAAAGATCTCTAGTAAATTGGAACGAGATAATGGTACTTAGAGATAATTCCCTAAAAGATTTATACAAAGAAGCCATAGAAGCAAAAGATACTGACGAGTTAGTAAAAATAGATAAGATGCTAAGTAATACTCCTAAAATGTTCGAAGATTACAAGAAGATTAAAAGAGATTACGAAGAAGAAAAAACTACTAAGAAAGGTAAATCAATTAAATCACTATCAGATAGCGGAGAGATATAATGATAAATAAAAAACCTTTAACAGAATTACAATTAAATAAATTAGGGTTTTTACCTTATACACAAATTAAAAATGAACATCGTTATACGTTTTATAATCCTGTATTAGAAGTGGCATTTAATATAAATTATTTTAGTGGATTTAATTATCATAATGAAGAAGATAGAAAAAATACAGAAATAATAATTTATGTAAATCCTGATAAATTTTTATATCTTGTTATTTGGAAACATAAGGATATTTCTATTGTAAATTATTTAGTATGTGGTTATGCAAAAGAAATATTATATTATGGAAGAATTTTTAATAAATCTATTTTAAATTCTATTAATATAGGAAAACAGTTTAAATATAAAAAAGATTTAATTTAAATGGAACACACTTGGGAAAAATATAAAGCAATTCTTACAGGAATAGGAAATACTTTACTAAAAAATAAAGCAATTGAAGATGTAGCTGCTGACCGTAAAAAAATATGTGATAGCTGTCCAAGTAAAAAAAGAAACTGTGCTCCAATGATTGGTGAATGCTGTGGAGTATGTGGATGTTCTTTAAGTTTTAAGACAAGAGTACTAACAGAGAAATGCCCTAGTAATAAGTGGCCAGCTTTAGAAGAATAATATGAGCACAGGGATAAATTATTATTATTTACAAGAAATAATAAATGGAGAATTAGTAATAGATTTTATAAAGACTGATCCATGGTGGAAAAAATATATATTAGAAATAGTAGTTCCATTTAATACTTTTAAAGGTAGGGAAGACTTTTTAAAAAATAGATATTTTTATTTTAGTGATGGAGAATTTAAAGGCACTAAAACTAAAAGTTCTAAAATAAAAAAAATGAAAATAGTAGACTACTTAGAATTACATAATACTGAAGTAGAGAAACCTATTATAAATATATTTTAGTATGATAGTAAACAATTCTAATTTCCGACTTAAAGATATCCCTAATTTTCACCCTGAATTAGAGTACTATGAACGTGTAGGATTTTGGAAAGAAGAGAAACGTAAATGTATAGAAGGATATTGGTCATCGGGAAAGTGGATGCCAGGCCCTTTATACTACTATGTAAACTTTCATAATATACAATTTGAAGATGAAACTTCAGTAGCTCAAGCATTTGGCTTGCCGTTTCTACGAGATATAGATTGGGAGTTATTTTTTATATATGAAGAGTGTAGAGGGTTCTCAGGCTTTAGTGACGATAAGAAATTTACATGTGATAGAAAGTACGGTCCTGAAAAAGAACTAAGTATAAAACTACAAAGAATTACAAAAGCAGAATCAGAATCTAAAATTTATATAACAGCTAGAGAATATCTAAGAAAGAATCACGGTAAATCCCTAGGGAAGCCTCTATACAAAAATGCTTCTCAACATTTTATGTCTATACAGGCACGGGGATCGGGTAAGAGTTACTCTACTTCAGCAATAGTTGCCCATAACTTTCTATTTGATGGTTCAACAGATTATGATGACTACGTAGAAAGAAGAAAGCTAAAACAATATACTTCATCTGAAAGTATTATTGGGGCAATTGATACCAAGTATACTATGCCATTAGTGGATAAAGTAAAGATTGCTCTAGAATTATTACCTGGAACATTTACAATGGGCGATGATATCTATCCGTCACCTTTAGCAGCAGAGTTCTCAGGTTCACTGCAAGCTAATAAGTTTATTACTTCAGATTTATCTAAATCTAAACTATACCACAGAACCTTTAAAGATAACCCACTAGCAGCCAATGGTACTCGTCCTAATATAGTAGCACTAGATGAAGTTGGTTTCATGTATAATATAAAGGAATCTTGGGGAGCCATTGAAGCAACACAAGCATCTAAAGCTAAAAAGAATCTAGTTATATGGGCACTAGGAACAGGGGGACTTGTTTCAGGTAGAGCTGCACTATATGCAGAAAGTATCTTTAGAAATCCTTCTGAATATAACTGCGTAGAGTTTGAAGATGTATTTGAACACAGAGGAAAGATAGGATACTTTGTTCCTTATTCATTAACAATGAATGAGTTTAAGAAGAATGCTAACAAGGACACAGATTTAGAATTAGCTAGAATGTTTATAGAAAATAAACGACAAATAGCTAAGAAATCATCTGACCCTACTGTATATCAAACAGAGATTATTAACGGACCTATGGTTCCGAGTGAAGCATTCTTAGTATTAGAAGGAGCATTCTTCCCTACGTTACAACTTAAAGAACAACTAGCTGAAGTAGAAGGAGGTAAGTATAAAAAATATATGGAAGCTTCTTTTAAGGGACACATTAGTTTTAATGAAAAGAATGAGCCAGAGTTTTACACTCAACAAGATGCTCTACCTATAAGAAGTTTTCCACTAGGAAAGAACGATGAGAAAAAAGGTTGCATAGAAGTTTGGGTAAAACCCCAAAGAAATGACGAAGGAGTTATACCAAGAGGAACTTATATAGCAGGAATAGATGTCGTTGACAAAGATAAGTCAACTACTGATTCCTTGCCATCTATAGTTGTAATGAATAGGTACACTCGACAAATAGTAGCTGAATACACAGGTAGAACTACTGAGGCCAAAGATTTCTACGAAATATGTAGAAAGCTGTTGTTATATTTTAATGCAATAGGGATGTATGAGAAAAACCTTATTGGTCTTTATAATTACTTTGATCAAAATAAGTGTACTTACTTGCTAGCAGATACTCCTTATCAATTAAGAAGTACTGATACATATAAAGCAGGTACTAACACTTCTAAAGGTATTAACGCTTCTGGTACAATTAATGCTGAAGCTAGAAGTATGATTAAATCTTGGCTACAAGAAAGAATATCTACTAATTCTGAAACAAGAGTTTACGAAACAATCTATTCTCCTGCTATGTTAACAGAGTTAGTGATGTGGAATCCTAGTGGTAACTTTGACCGTGTATCCTCACTAGGGATGCTAATGTGGTTAGACGCTACAATGTTCAAAGAAGCTACACAAAGAGTAGTAGAAACTAAAGGTTTTATGGAGAATCCCTATTGGGCAGAGATGGGTGTATTAAAAAAGAAACCTGTAGGAACCATTAATTCCAATTTTTATCCATAAATTTGTATCTTAAATAAATTATTACTATGAGTTCTCCAGTTAAAATGCAAGGATATATTAGTTTCCCTAGACAGAAACTACCTGATTCTAAAAAAGATGACAATTGGTTTAAAAAGAATATGGACTTTGCAGAGCATTTATTAACCTCTGATGTAAACCTACGTTCTAACTTTAAGAATAAAAAAGCTAACTATAATCTAAGAGCTAATATAATTAACGTCAAGGATTTTGAAAAATTTATTAATCCTGATAATTTAGACCTAGAATCCCTTCCTGCATCTTTTCAGCATATAGGAATAGAGAATTCTAAGATTAATTTATTACTTGGAGAATATTCTAAAAGAAAAAAAGAATTTAAAGCATATATCTCAGCTAACGATAAAGACGGTATCTCTAGAAAAGAAGAACAATTAATGGAGCAAATTACTTCAGAAATAACTTCTATGATTAAGAGTACTTCTATTTCTGAAGAAGAAATTAAGAAACGATTAGAGCAATTAAATAAGTATCAAACTTATGATTTCCAAGATATCGCAGAAATAACTGCTAATAAAATCCTTAAGAAAGAATACAAAGAAGGAGACTTCGATTTTACTTTCCTACGTACTTTTGAAGACCTACTAGTTGGGGGCGAGGAAATAATGTATTGTGGAGTACTTGGGGGTAACCCAGTAATGAGACGAGTAAATCCAATGAATCTATATACAATGGGGGGTAACTCTATGTATATTGAAGATGCAGATATTATTGTTGAATACGGATATAAATCAGTAGGGCAGATAATAGATGATTATTGGGAAGAACTTTCTGAAGACGATGTAGATTTCTTAGAAAGAGGTAAGTCTGATGCTTCTGCAGGAGGCGGTGGTATAGGATTAAATAGAGATGTATCTGTTTATGATTACTACGGAGAACAAGGAGCCTTAAGTATTTTCCATCCTAATGAGATGGGGACTAGAACTTTCTCAGGAGCTTTTGATACTTATGGAAACGTAAGAGTACTTAAAGTATGTTGGAGATCAAGAAGAAAGATTGGTGAATTAACTTTCTTTGATGATGAAGGACAAGAACAAAAAGATTGGGTTCCTGAAGATTACAAAGTTAATAAAGACTTAGGTGAAACAGTAAAATGGATATGGGTAAATGAGTGGATGGAAGGTACTAAAATTGCTGACCACGTTTACACACTAATGCGTCCTGTACCTTATGCTAGTAAATCTATAGTTAATAAATCCAAAGGAACTCCTCCTTACGTAGGAAGTGTGAATTCAACAAATGATTACAAAGTACAATCATTGATGGATATTATGAAGCCAATGAGTTACTCTTATGATATTGCTTATTACAAAAGAGAATTAGCTATTGCTACTTATAAAGGTTCTTTCACTGCACTTAATTCTTCACTGGTGCCTTCAGGATGGGACCCAAAAGAGTGGATGCGATATGTTACTATAAACAAATTTGCTTGGCTAGACCCAACTAATGAAATACTTAAAGGGCCTTCTCAAGGTAAATCAGCAGGAGCTTTCAACACACTTACAGCTCAACAAATACAAGTAGGAGATCCAAATGAAATAGGTATGTATACTAATCTGATGTTGGACATAGAAAATACTCTAGGTAAATTAGCAGGTGTAACAGGAGCCAGAGAAGGACAAATAGAAAATAGAGAAGCAGTAGGAAATGTAGAGAGAGAAGTTGCACAGACTAATCATATCACTGAGAAGTGGTTTGCTATAGATGCTAACTTCCGTAAAAGAGTTCTTACTAAGTTCCTAGAATGTTGTAAATACTCTTATAAGAAAAATCCTAAGAAAGGACAGTTCTTGTTAGATGATATGGGGCAAGTAATGATTAATAATTTTGATGAATTTGTTGCAACTGAATATGACTTACATGTATCTAATGCTACAGCAGATACGCAGTTATACAATGACCTAAGATCTTTAGCACAAGCAGCTATCCAAAATGGCCAAGCTACTATTGCAGACTTAGCAGCAATATCACAATCAGAATCTGTACAAGAAGTTGCTAGAAGACTTGATGATTCAGCTAGAAAAATCAAAGAGCAAAATGATGCGATGCAAGAAAAACAACTTGCTGCACAACAGGAAAATGCTCAAATGCAAATGAAAGAGAAACAGGATACCCGTGCATTTGAAGCAGGTGAAGCAGAAAAAGATAGAGATCTTAAACGAGAAGAAATCGCTTCCAAAGAAAGAATGCATGAACTAGGTCAATTATCTACTCACGTTAGAGAGATAGAAGGCAGAGAAGATATGGACACAGATAGTAACGGTGTGGGAGATTATTTAGATATCAAACGTACAGAAGTTGACGAAGAATATAAACAAAATCAAATTAGATTAGGAGAAGCTAAACTAGCTGAACAAATAAGATCTAATACTGCTAAAGAGAAAATAGCTAAAGAAAAAGGAAATAACCCAACTAAATAAAGCTATAGCCCTATAGAAGAAATGATAAAAAATATATAGGCTATTTATAAAAATTATTTTAATATTGTAACCAAATAACGACAGCAAATATGAGTGAAGAAACTAATGACCTATTTGAAGGACTTCAAATAATGTCACCAGCTGAGTTAAATTCAGCTATAGAATCTAAAAATGAAAGTGAAGAACCTTCACAAAGAAAAGAGGAGGAAGAGGAAGAAGAAGAGTTTACTCTTAATCCTGTAGAAGCAGAAAGAGGAGATGATGAAACTACTAGAGAGAATAGAGTAGTTGCAGAAAAAACTGAAAAAAATACTAATTCTAACGAGAATAGGAATGAAGTAGTTTATAAAGCCTTAATGAAGGAACTAGTTACCGCAGGAGTTTTAACCATTGAAGAAATGGAAAAACTAGATGAGATGCCAGGAACCTTTGATTCAATTAAGGAATTAGTAAACAAAACAGTTGAAACAAATTTTAAAGCTAAAGAGAGCAATTGGAAAAGTAATATGTCTTCTGCAAAGAAAAGATTTTTAGAAATCGAAGATGCATTTGATGAAACTGACCAAGCAATCTTAATGGCACAGAGATTAGAGTTCTTTGATACAGTAAGTATAGATGCAGTTAAAGCTGATGTAGGTTTGCAAAAACAAATCTATTATGAGCAACTAAAAGCTAAAAACTTCTCAGATGCAGATGCACTAGAAGCAATTGAAGATGCAGAAGCTATTAATAAATTAGAGGAAAAGTCTTTAAAAGCAATTCCTGAATTAAAGGCAATGTCTCAACATGTAGTTAGTGAGTCTAGAAATAATAAAGAATTAAAAACTAAGGCAGAACAAAAAGCTCAAATGGATGCTTTTGAAAACTTACTTGGACATATAGATACAAGAGAATTTTTTATCGATGGTTTAAATTTAAATAAAATTGCTAAAGATAAATTAAAAAGTAACATAGTAAATCCTGTTTACACAGACCCTAAATCAGGCAAAGAGTTTAACAGTTTAATGTATAAACAACAAAGAAATCCAGTAGAGTTTGAAATGTTGATTAATTACTATGATACTATGGGATTGTTTAACTTAGATAAGGAGGGTAAATTTAAACCCGATATTGCTAAGTTAAAAGCAGTCGCTAAAACAGCAGCTATTAATGAATTAGATAAAGTAATAGCAGCAGAAGAACAAAGAGGCGTAGGTAGAAATACATCTGTAGAAACCTCTAAGAAAACAGAAGGGATTTTAAGCATGCTTGAAAAAGCAACTGGAAATAATAAATAAAAATAATTCGTCTAACAAATTAATTAAAAACAAAAAATGGCTCAATTACTTCCATTACAACGGTATGAAGCTAAAGACTACAATGGTTTGGTTACTGATAACCACTTCCATTCTTTGTATCAACAAAAACCTCAGTTGATTAGTAATGTGATTAAACAAATCTACAAAACTAACCTACAAGGTAAATTACGTGAATTCGTAGATCGTTTTCCTGTTAAAGAAGTAGAACAAGAAAATGGTTTCTACAACTGGATGTTGCAAGGACAACATGATAAAAATCTTCCTCTAGTAGATGCTGAAACTATTGACGGACGTACTATCTCTGCAGGGACTTTCCCAGCAAACGTTGGTGCTAACGGAGAACGTTTCTATTTAGTATTTGACGAGCCTTTGTTCGAAGAAACTAACGTATTACGTGGAGAAGTTGATGATTATCATTTGTTGGTTAAGAAATCGATGGACGCAGGTTCTCGTTACAAAGTTGAAGTTGAATTAGTAACTGATAACTCTAATAAGACTATTCCTTCTGAGGAATTGACTATTGGTTCTCGTTGGTCTAAATTCTACTCTCTTTCTCCTTCTACATTATCTTACCAAGGTGCTAAGCCTTATTTCACTTCTCCTTGGAGAATGGAAAATCGTCCTTCTACATTACGTATGGAGTATGAAGTTGCAGGTAACACAATCAACAAAGGTAAGAACGAACCATTAGAGTTTGGATTCTCTTACAAAGGACAACAAGAATCTATCTGGGTAAATTACCAAGATTTGGTAGCTCACCACCAGTGTGAAGAAATGTTTGCTCGTATGTTGATGTACGGTAAGAAAAACTGGACAGCTGACCACAAATATTTGAACAAAGATGACAAAACGAAATATGCTATCGAATCAGGTGCAGGTTTCTTTGAGCAAATTGCTCCATCTAACGTTCACTACTACAACTCTTATGACCTTGATTGGCATTTAGAATTGTTATTAGATATGGGTGTTGGTAAAATTGAAAGAGGTAAGCGTGTAATTCACTTGTTAACAGGAGAATTTGGTGCTATTGAAATCTCTAAGCAAATCCAAGCTAAATCTGGAACAGGTAAGTTTACTGTAATCTCTGACAAATTCTTAATGTCTAATACAGACGCTGGGAACCTAGGTGGTAAAAACACTAAAGGATTGATGGAGCCACAGTGGAACGTGTACGAATGGTACAATGGTGTTGTTATCAAAGTTGAAATCGTTGATTTCTTCGATGATGATGTATACTTCCCACAACGTCACCCAGATGGAAAAGGTATCGTAGAATCTCACAGAATCCTTGCTTTGGATTATGGAGACAATGCAGGTATCTACCGTGTTAAACCAAAAGGAGTTCCTGATTATAATTGGGCTTATATCCCAGGTATGAGAGACCCGTTCTCTCCAGCAGGAAAAGGTTCACCTAAAATGGTTGCATCACGTGTTGACGGTTATGAAGTACATTTCCAGAAATGGGGTGGATTAATGATTGAAGACCCTACAAAAGTAGTTGACCTACGTCTTTCAGTAGAAAGATAACCTACTATACAAAATGATCCCCTCGGAGTTGAACGCCTCGAGGGGACATTTTTAATAAAGAGAATTAACAAACGACAGCAATAATGGAGACAGCAGAAAAAGAAAAAGTAGTTTTCGGTACATTTTTACAAGATAGAATTGTAGCCGTAAAGCCAGTAGAATCAGGGGGTAAATGGAGTACCTTATTAGTTGCAAATCAGGATAACAAAAAAGATCCTTTTTTATACAACAAAGCAAAACGAAGCTACCAAGTTCCACTTAACAGTGAGCAAAGAGGCGGAGGAGTAAAAGTAGTTCTAGACGATCAAAAGAGAGTTAGAATTCAAAAATACATGGAGTCCTTTCCTAATGGAATGACTCAAAAAGAGTTCTTTGAAAAAGAATTAGGAGTAGATTTAAACCCTACACTTAAAGCAGAAGATAACTTCTGGAGAACAGATAGAAGAGGTAGAGTAGTATTAACTAAAGAAGGTACTACATTAAATCTTAATCATTCTCTAGATATGTTAAAGTATCTTATATTATTAGCTAATAAGATGTTAGTATCTCCTTCTTATGATGAAAGAGTATTAAAAGCAACTTACGAGTTTATGATTGTAGATGAGAGCAAAGTAACAGTTAAGAAATTGGCCGAAGCTAGCGTTAAAGCTAATGCATACATTAAGTTTGCAGAAGTTACTAATAGCAAGAAATCAACCATTGGATTTATCAAATCTCTTGGAAGAACTATACCTGCAACTGCTACAGAAGATTGGTTGAAAAACGAAGTATTAAATATTGTGGATAGTAATCCTGAATATTTCTTAGAGATTGTTAATCACCCACAATACAATGAAAGAATTTTTGTACAAGAATCAGTAGAAGCTGGTGCAATTATCCGTAAAGGAGAAAAGAGATATACTCTTGATAATGGTTCAGAATTAGGTGACCTTACAGATGTTGTAAATTACTTATTAAACCCTGACAATCAAGAAGTAAAAATGAGAATAAAAGGAAAAATTGATTTAGCAAAACGTAACTAATTATGACTGCAAACCAAATGGCCGATGCATTAGAATTAAAACTAGACAGAAGTGATAGTTTTGGTTCTCCTGGATATGAAGATTTTGAATTATCTTCTGTCTTAAGTGAGGCTAATGAATTGTATGTTAAAAAGTACTTTGATGAATTAAACAACAGAAAGGGTAAAGGCTTTCAAGAAACAGAGATTAGGGACCAAGGTTTGGGAGCGTTAATAAAAGACGCTCCTTCTCTAATTCCTTCAACTTCACAAGTCGGTATAATAGTTAATACCGATGTAGTAGGAAAGTTCTTTGACTTACCACGTGACCACATGTATACTATTTACGAAGAATGTATAATAGATAAAACAACATGTGGAACAACAAGTAATATAGTAGCTTATGTTATACCAATAGCTCATACAGAAATGCAGAGATTTAGTTGGAGTAAATATAAGAAACCTTTTTATAGAATTTCAGGGGACTCAAGAGTATGGAGATCTGAATTTTCTAGACAAGTAACAGGAATTAACCCAGCAACACCTGCAACTGCAAAAAGACACGAAATGTTTACAGACGGTACTTTTAACATTAACACTTATCATATGCGTTATGTTAAAAATCCTGAAGCAATTGTAGTAGACAGAGATACTCCTGCTAATCAACGTAACTGCGAGTTAGATAATTCTACTCACATAGTTATAATAGACATAGCAATGAGTTTAATGTCTGATAGAATAAGAGAACAAAGAATGCAAAACATAGAGCAATTTAAAGAGCTCGAATAAATAATAATTATTAATTATAAAACAAACAGAAATGTTAAGAAAAGCAAACAACGTATTCAGCGTTTTACTGAATGATGCTTCTAAGTTAACTTCAGCTTTGCCAGCAACAACTGCAGGGGTAGTTGTAACTGATGCAAATCTTGAAGCAGGTGCTATTGTTGTAACTGATTTAGGGCTACAAAGATTAAGTGCTGCAGAATATACTGCATTAGCAAATGGTGACCAATTTCTTGTAGTGCAAGGAAAAGGTGTTGGACAGCCTCTTATGAAGTCTCCAGTATTAACTAAAGGTAAGATCAAATTGACTGCAGCTCGTTTTAAAGCAGCTGTTCAACAAGTTACTACAATTGGTTATAATGGAACAACAGGAGCTCTTCCTGTAGCTAATTCAACTGATTTCTGGATCAAAATCCGTAAGCGTGATAATGATGCAGCTAACCGTTCTCAACCAATGAGTTTATTTGCAGGACCTGTTCGTACAGACCTTACAGGTACTCAAGCAGAACTTGCTACTTTACTTGTAACTAGTGGAGCAAGAAACTTTAAAGATGAGCCTGCAAATGGTTATCTAAAATTTGAAATGATTTGTGATAATGCAGGCGCAGCTTCTACAGCAGCTTCAGGAACTATCACTTTTACTAATGGTTCTAGAGTTATTACAACTTCTGGAGTTACTCCAGCAACTGATTACCCAATAGGGTCATTTATTAGAATTGGAACTACAGTAACTTCTCCAGTATACAAAGTAGCAGCTGTTAGCAATGCTTTGCAGACAATTACTTTAACATCTGCTTATACAGGAACAACAGGTACTTTAACTGTTACTAACCATCAATTTATAACTGCAGTTTTAGCAGCAGCAGCTAATTTTGGAATTACTATAACAGGTAAAGCAGCTCCATTTAATGTTAATACATTCCGTGATTATTATGCTAACCGTTTTACTGCAACTTTCTCTGATTCTAGTACTTTAAATACACCTACAATGGGAGCTCGTAATGGTAATGGAGTATGGCAACAAGTTGCTATGGACGAGTACATGAACTATGGTTTTGAAGGTCAAAATAATCAGTTGGCTACTCCAGCATTAAATCGTGATCAAGTAGTTAAAATCCCTGGTGTAGGAACTGCAACAGCATTAACTTCTAAATATTGCGCTTTAAACATTGCTTGGGAAGAATCTCTTTCAGGACTTGTTTCTATGGCAGGTGGAAAAGGTAATGTAGTAGTTTACATTAATCTTACAGATAGTTCAGGTTTAGGAAAAATTTCTACTCCAACAACTACTACAGGAAATGAATTCATCACAGTATTTGGAGGTCCTACTGCTTTTGGCGTAGCTGCCCTTACAGATTTGGATGAAATTTAATTTGTAATTCTCCAACCCTCAGTAGCCTGCCACACATTTGCTGTCAACAAAAGTGGTGGGCTACTATATTTTTTTTGTATCTTTGACAAACTTTAAATTACTTCTATGTCTTTAGTTCCTAAAATATCTCTTACTTTAAGTAATAAATGTAACAAAGTAACCCTTAATGAGGAAACTAGTGCTTACTCTTTAACTAATACAGGAGGATGGGGAGGTCCTAATATAGATACTTCAGATATAGATGTAGCAACTGTAAATGTTTTTCCATTTACTTATAGTTCTTTAACTAACGCTGTAGGTCTAGGAGATATCTCAGGAGTTATATTTACTGATACTACACATCTTTCAGGAATATTTACAGTAGGACAAACTTTAACGGGAATAGGAGTAACTCCAGGAACTGTTATTACAGCTTTACTAACAGGCACAGGGGCTAACAATGGAGGTACTTATCAAGTAAGTATTTCACAAACAGTAACCACTACTCCAATCACAGGAGCTAGTGTTTTAGCACAATTTATATTAAAGAATTCTACTATTGATGTATACCCAAGTTTAACGCCAGCTCCTTTTATTGCTATATCAGAAGCTAATTGGGCACAGCCTGATGGTGTTTACCAAGTTATATATTCTGTAACATCAGGAGTAACTGAATATAAAAATGCTACACAACACGAACTATTCTTATGCAATCTATGTAATTGTAAAGATAGACTTGTTGTAGCTTTAATTGATGCATGTGATTCTATCACTGTAAAGAAATTAAAAGACCAAGTAGATCAAATGGAAATCTTTATCTACGGAATACAATCTGCATTTGCTTGCGGAGATTTTGATACTGCTGAAGCTATACTTACTGCAGCAACTACTTATTGTCAAACAATTGTCGACTGTGGCTGCGGCTGCGGAGGCTGCTAATATAATTATTATGTGCGGATGTAAAGACTGTCAAGGTATAACACTATTAAAAGGTACAGATGGAAACGGTATTGTTTCTATTACTGATAATGGTGATGGTACGTTAACTATTTTATATACAGATGGCACTATATATATTACTCCTAATTTTACGGGACCTCAAGGAGAACAAGGTGTTCAAGGAATACAAGGTCCAGCGGGAGTTAATGCCTTTAAATTTACCCAGCAATTTACAATGGTTGAAGGTAGTTCAGTAACTATTGCAAGAAGTGCTTTAACAACTTGTGGAGTTATACCATTAGGTTGTTTAGGACGTAGTACAAGTGCTTCTTTGATGGATTTACATATACAAATATGGACATCAAATGCAGAAGTGGTTACTACTACTTGGGCTAGAGAAGATGTTAATAATACTTTTTCTATAACAATTAACGATGTAACAGGATTAATTACTATTACTAGAGTAGTAGGAAGTATAGACTTATATGTACGAGTAGTAATATTAGCTTAATTAATATAAATAATTAAAAATATGTGTGGTTGTAAAAATTGTCAAGGTATTACTTTTTTAACAGGAATCGATGGAAGAGGAATAGTAAGTATTACTGCTCAAGAAGACGGTACTTTTATTTATTTATACACAGATGGTACAACATACACTAGTCCTGATTTAACGGGCCCAGCAGGTCCAGCAGGAGTAAGTAACTTTGTTTTGTTTAATGAAATGCCTATACAGTTTGATATTGAAATGCCAGGAGGATATCCTTTTATTTCAGGTACAACTTATTCGGTAGCTGCAGGAGTTTTACAAGAAGTAGCTCCTTTAACTTTAACAGTTATAGAAGCAGGTAATTATATTGTAAATGCAGAAGTAGTTTTTGATGCAGGAAGTCCTACTCCTAAATGGCTAGGATATGAAATTAGAGTAAATGGAATAGTAGTTCCTTTTACAACAAGATCAATTAGAATTACAGGAGGAACTCCTGCCGATGTTATAGGATCTTATTCAGTAAATGCAGAAATAGTAGGACTTTCTACAGGAGATACTATTTCATTTTGGGCAGCAAATATAGATGATAATCCTCCTCTAACTACTTTTGGTATTTTAATATTAGGTGGGTCAATGACTGCAAGAAGTTACTAAAAACTATTTAAAAAAAATATAATATATAATATTAAAAAAATAACTTTGTATAAATGGGATGTCCTAACGAAATATTATTTGGATTTAGTATGCTGGGGAAACCTGATATTGTAATAGGACCTTATGCTATAACTCCTACGGGAACTTATAATGGACAATCTTTTTATACTTGGTTTGATGTAGATGCAGGTGTTGATTTTATATTAAGATGGGATATTACAAATAATCGTTGGGAATTAGGTGTACCTAATTTACCTTATTCAGATTTCGAACTTCAAGCTTATTTAGCTTACGATCTTTTTATAGAATGCCCATTAGACCCAACACAACCTTTTAAATGGGAAGTAGTAAGTGGAGAGTTATTTGATTATAATACTTCTTTTGGAGACCCTATTCCTGTAGAAGGATTAACTCCTGAACAAGAATGTTATCCTATATTAGTTTGGAATACACAATGTGAGTTTGCCCAAGCAACTTTAAAGTATGTACAACAAATGCAGTTTGGAATATTTTGTTGTGAGACATTAGATAAATTAAAAAATAAATATAGAGCTCTAGAAATACTCAACTGTTATGATGTTAGAGATATTCCTAATAATACAACAGATTATAATGCTCTAACATATCAACAAATTAAAAACTTATTAAATAGTTAATCATGGAAATTGAAAAAAAATTCACTAGAGAAGCTAATGCTGCAACAAGTACTACTGTAGATTTATTCGTAGATAAATCAACTAAAGAATTAAAATTCTTAGATTATTATAAACAAGAAACTATTTTAGCTGAAAAAGCTATTTATAAAGTAGTTTCTGGATATATTACTCAAGAAGATGTTGTTCTCAATGGTGGGGAATTAATAGTAGGACATACATATTTTATTTCTGACTATATAGAAGGGGATGATTTTACTAACGTAGGAGCAGACTTAAATGAGGCAGGAATAACTTTTGTAGCTACAGGAACACTTCCAACAGATTGGACTAATAGTAGTAGCCTTATTGCTGCAGAAGAATCTTTACCTATTTTAACTATTTTTGAAAATACTTTAGGACCTATTGCTGCAGGTTGGGATCGAGGGGATTCTTATATTGCTAGTAATGAATTATTTACTAGAGATAAAACTTGGAAAACCCCCGATGTAGCTAACGGTGCTTATTTAAATTACCACGGTTCTTCTAGAATTAATATTTATACTACTGTAGAGGGGATTCTAGGAAGAGGATGTTCTTTCGAAATTAGAGTTTACAATTAAAAAATTTAAGTTATGTCACAAAAACACGTAGCCATAGTCGGGCACAATAATACGCAAGCACAGGTAACTGGTCAAAATGAGTTACTTGTAAAAGTAAATAACATACCACCAGCAACAATGGTAGCAGCAGGAGTTGCTAAAACAACTACTATAGCTCGTCCTACAAATTCAGGAACAGTTGCTGCGGGAGCTAGTGCTGTTTCTATAGCTAATGTAGGAGCAGCAAGTGGTACAGTAAAAACAATTACATTAAAAGCAGGAGAAACTGTTAACTTTGATGGAGGAGCAGTTAATAATACTTTAGATGCTATTGCCTACAATGCAACAGGTACTGAGTTCTTAATTATAACTATTTTATAATGTCTACGCATATAGACATATCCCCTAATTTAAGTGGCTTCGGTAGAGGACTATTTGCTCAAACTGCATTAGGAACTGCAATTACTAATACTATTGTAGAAACATCTCTTGTAGGACCTGGTGTAGGCACAATGACAGTTCCTGCTAATACATTTAAAGTAGGAGATAGTTTTGTCGCTAAAATGTGTGGTAATTTATCGTGTGCAAATAATGAAACAATACATATTAGAATCAAATCTGATGGTCTTACTATAGCAGATGCAGGTGTTTTTCAAATGAAAATAACAACTAATAAATTCTTTGAACTTACTTTAGATTTTACAGTTACTAAAATAGGTGTAGCAGGAGTTGCTGAGTTATTTACAAATGGTCAATATAGTTATAATCATAATGCTGCGGGAGAAATAGCTGGAAATAATTTTGCTTTAATTACTACTACTATATTTGATACTACTGTATTAAATACTTTATCAATAACAGCTCAATGGGGATTAGAAAAAACAGCAAATAAAATTCAATCACAGAACTTTGTTCTACAAAAAGTATATTAATGAGCACTCAAATTCAAATAGCATCAAAGGCAACACCCGCAGGAATAACGGGACAAATTCAGTTTAATAATGCGGGTGCATTTGGAGCAGATTCATCTTTATTTTGGGATAATACAAATAAACGTTTAGGAATAGGAGCAAACTCCAATTCTCCTTCAGCTGCTTTACAAGTAAGAACAAATGTAAATACAGCACACGATGTATTTAATTTGCAGAATGGTTTATATGGAGACCCATTATTTAGAGTTAGAGATAATGCGACAGGCAGCGCAGCAAGTACTTGTTCTTTTTTTATGAATGGTCGAATTTATGGTGGTAATTCAACTTTAACATTTAAAGAATTTGATTTAGGTGGCTATGGTTTGGGAGCAAGTTATGGAGATGCTGCTAGCAATGGAGTGTGGTTAAATAATCAAGGAAATATAGGCGATGGAGTTGGCTCATCTGTAATATCAGTAAGTTCAAATGTTTACATAAATTTACAAACAACTAAAAAGTATAAATTTGAAGCTCAAACTGGTAACTTTGGTATTGGTAATGTAGGAACTTTAGGAGCTAGACTAGACGTAAGAGCCCAAGGTGCGTTAAGTACTGATATAGCATTTAGGGTTAGGAATAGTGCTGATACTGCAAATATAATAAGTGCAAACGGAAGAGGTGATGTATTTATAGGTCTTAATGCAGGACGAATAACAACTGGTATTAATAATACATTTGTTGGTATTCAATCAGGTTTTTCTAACATAACTGGTCAAGAAAATACTGCGATTGGTACAAATGCAGGATTCGCAAATTTAGGCTCATATAATACGTATTTAGGAGTTTCAGCAGGGCAAAATGGAACAACTGCAACGGGTTGCACCTTTATAGGCTATAATGCAGGGCAAAGTTCTAATGCTCAATATGGAGTTTTTATTGGTTATTCAGCAAGCACAACGGGAGGAAATGGAACGGTAGCAATAGGATATAATGCAGGAGCAGGAACGGGGGTTCACAATCTTTCATTAGGTCAATCCTCAGGTGTAGGAATGACAACGGGAAATTATAACACACATTTAGGTTATAGAAGTGTAGCGAGTGGTATTACAACGGGAAACTATAATAATTTATTAGGTAGCGACATAGTTGTCGGGGCAGTTTCAAACAATGCAGTACTAGCTGATAATCAAGGAAATCAAGCTATTAGAAAAGATGCTAATCATAATGTTTTATTAGGAAAAGAAGTAGCACTTGCAACTAATGCAACAAATGGATTTGCTTATTTTCCTACGTGTGCGGGTATTCCAACGGGTGTTCCTGCTGCGAGTTTTACGGGTAAAGCACCAATAGTAATAGATTCAACAAATAATAAAATGTACATTTACACAAACGCTGCTTGGGTGGCTTTAAACTAAAATTATGGCAATTTTAATAAAATCAAACAAAGACAAGAGTATCACAATTTCAGGTACTGAGTTAACTTTAGAAAGCATTTATGCACGACTTGAATTTGCAGCGAGAGCAGACGGTAAAACACTTGAAATAGCAGTTGTAACATACGCAAGTCAAGCAACGTATGAAAGCAACCAGCCTATCTTTACAGATGTTCAACAAGGTAGTTTTACAGTTGAGATTTTAGATACGGAATTACAAGATATCAACGCTGCTAATAAGTACGCAAGTTTAGCATTTGAGCAACTAGGCTACACAACTGAAATTATACCAGTATAAAAATGAAAAAGTTAATTTACATAATAGCACTAATTGCTTTAGTTATTTCTTGTACTCCACAGAGAAGATTAGAAAGATTACTTAGAAAACATCCTGAGCTTACTTCTATTGACTCTATTATTATTCATGATACTATTAGAGTAATAGTTCCTGAAGTACGTGTAGATACTATTGTAACACTAGAACAATTATATGATACAGTTTACTTAGAGCAAGAACAGCTTAAAGTAAAAGTGTGGATGGATAAATATCATAAAGTTTATATCCAAGGTAAATGTGATACTGTGTATATTGATAAAGTAGTTACTAGAAAAATACCAATAAGAATCTACGAAAAAACACCACTGTGGAAAAAAATCCTAAACTGGATTTTTGCACTACTATTAATTGTTACTGTCTGCGTAACATTATATAAGGTAATTAAATCAAAACTTTTTTAAAATGAAAAATTACCTAACCACTCACATCATGATTATTTTTAAAGTACTATTAGTATTTTTTGCACCCATTTACGGAATTATAATATTAGTAGCCCTGTCAACTATTATAGACACAGGGTTTGGTTTCTGGAAAGCTAAAAAGTTAAAACAAGACATAACATCTAAAAAATGGAGATTTGGTTTTGTACCTAAAATATTAAGTTATATAGCAGCAGTAATGCTTACTTATGCATCTGACTTTTTTATAATCAATGAACTAACTAAAATGATTATTAGTGTAGAATTTTTATCTACCAAATTAATAGCTTTAATTCTTATAAGTATAGAAGTTAAAAGTATGGATGAATCATTTGTAAAAGTTAAAGGTTGGTCATTTTTAGAAAAGATTACAGGAATGCTTAGGAAAGCTAAAGACATTAAAAAAGAAATAGAAGCATGAGTTTAACAGAAAAATATATAGAGTTTACAAAGCGTTGGGAAGGGGGATTATCTAGAGATAAGGCTGACAGCGCATCTAAGAATCCTTGTCCTACTCCTTATAAAGGTTTAGGAGGTTATCATACTAACATTGGAATTACTTACGCAGTATGGAAAAACATGTATGGTAGTGCAAATGATGCAAGATTCTTTGCTATGAATAATGAAGATTGGTTTAATGTATTTAAAACACTTTATTGGAATACAGTAAGAGCTTCAGAGTATACTTCACAAAATGTTGCAATATTTGTGACAGGTATGGCGTGGGGAAGTGGTAAGAAACAAGCAGTAACTTCTTTACAACAAGCAATTCTTAACTGTGGTATTAAAGTAGATAAAGATGGGGTACTTGGTAATAAAACTATTGCTGCAGCTAATAGTATTCCACCACAAGTATTGTTTGATGCATTAACTACAGAGAGAGAAAGATTCTTTAGATATATAGGAAGACCAGGGAGTAAGAATGCTAAGTTCCTTAAAGGTTGGTTAAATAGATTAGCAGATTATAAAAAAACATTTAGACCATGAAATTTAGAAACAATTGGAGAATAAAACATAAGCAATGGGATAAATTATCTATTCGAGTTAGAGTAGGTAAATTAGATATCTTAACTGTTGAAGTAGATAAATCTAAATCTTTCTACATGCTTACCGTGTGTAATTTTACTATTAAAAATAGATAATTATGGCAAGAGTTAAAGAAGGTGGAATAGGTCGCATGTCTGCTACTAAGATATCTAGACCTAACATTCATGCTAAAACTAAGACTTCAAAATCTAAGACTTCTAAAAATTATAAGAAGGGCTACGGTGGGCAAGGTCGTTAATTAATAAATTTAGTGTATCTTTGTTATTATGTTATCACTACAGGATTTACAAGCACAAATAGATGAAGCTCTTGCGATTAACTCCATAGAGTCATCTTACTCATATGAGTTTTACACAGACTTAATTAATGAGCAGAGATCTTTATGGCTAAGAAATGAGTATAACAAAAATAGAAGTATTGACCCTTACGTAGTTCAAGACTTAAATTGTCTAGAATTAGAAATAGTAAGTCCTATTGATTGTTGTATAACCGTTCCTACTGGGTGCCAAGTACTACGAACTAAAAAGAAAATACCTAATACTATTGAATTCTTTTTTAATAAAGGAATAGTTACAGTTGGGCCTGCTGACATAATGCAACCTAGATTTCTTTTAATAGATTATTCTAGAGTTCCCTATGTAGGCAACGGAAGAACAACTAAGAATTCTATATATGCTTTCTTATACGGAGGCTATATGTATGTTACTAGTAAAAATTCTAGTAGTATGATGATGAAATATCTTACTATTAGAGGAATTTTTGAAGACCCTACATCTTTAGGAGACTTTATGAATTGTCAAACTAATAATAGTTGTTGGTCGCCATCAGACCCTTATCCAATAAATCAATGGATGTGGGCATATATTAAACCTTATATATTACAACAGTTGATTCAGAAAGGAAGTTTTCCATATGATAATGCTAATAACGCACAAGATCAAAGAACAGATTCTCCAAGCCAAGGAGGTGGAGGAGGACCACAACAACAACAAGGTGGAAAACAATAATACATATTTAAAAAGAGGCAAAGGAAGATTGGCAGGTGGAGTTAAAAAAGCTGCTTTTTTTTCTTTTTATAAAAAGAATGCAAAAGAAACTGTAATTGATCAAGTAACTTACAATGCTTTTATAAAAGATTTATTAGAAACTTATAGTACAGCAATTGTAGAAACAGGATTAGAATTAAAAATTACTAAAGTAGGAAAATTAAGAATACGCAGTAGTCATCTTAATTTTTTTAAAGCAAATGGAGAAAGATCTAAAAGTCTTAAACCAAATTGGAAAGCAACTTGGGAATTTTGGTTAACTAAATACCCAGGATTAACTAGAGATGAGATTGTAAATACAACTAATAAAAGAGTTATATATCATGAAAATGAACATACGGATCAAGAATTCTATGAGCATTATTGGGATAAAATAACTTCTAATTTAAAATTTAAGAGTTTTTATATTTTTAAAGCTTCTAGACAATACTCTAGATTAATAGCTAAGACAGTAAAAGACCCTAACAGAAAAGTATTTTATTATGGATAACGAAGCAATGGAAAACGAAGGTTCTTCTAAAGGAGTAGAATCAGTAGTAAAGATAACTCGTAAGGAGTTTGAGGACGGTAGTCATGAAGAAACTAAAGTAGAGCAAGTAGACGGAGGCTTTATCAAAACTATCTGTAAAAGATATAAAGATAAAGACGGATGCTGGCAATATTCAGATGAAAAGTCTGTAAGTGTAGAAGACCCAAACAAAGATATTTCTTCTGGAGGTATCGCAAGTAGATTAGAGAGCATACTTAAAAACTTAGAATAATGTACGCAGGAAAGACCGTTTCATATAAAGCAATCCTTGATAAATGTATCAGGGATTTTGGCTTTAACTATGATATCCATGAAGAAGAAGGGGTTGAATGGTTAGCAGAATTTATGGCTCACACTAACGTAGGTGTGACTATGGAGGAGAATATTGCTTATATTGAAATATGTGACGGACGAGGTGACCTACCATTTGACTTATACAAAATAGGACAAGTGGCTCATATTACTGGTGTTCAAACTATTGAAGAAGCAGAATGTGGAGCAGGTAAAATGTATCCAATGCGTTGGAAGACTGACTACTTTCACAAAAGATATCATCGTGATGAAAGAGATTATACTACTGAGTCTCGTGAAACTTACACAGTTGGCCAAGGATACATTTTCCCATCAATGAATGACGGTATACTTGCAATGTCTTATTCGGCCATTCCTACAGACGATTGTGGCTATCCTACTATTCCTGCAGAACAACAATGGTTAGAAGCAGGAGCACATTATATTGCACATAAAATAGCTAGAAAACTTTGGATACGCAACGAATTAGCTGCCGATAAATTCCAAATTATAGAAAGAGATAGAGATTGGTATTTTGCTCAAGCAGTAAATCATGCTAAACAATGGCATAACGTAGATGAAGCAGAAAGTGTTAAGAATAGTGTAGTAAGAACTATTCCTGATATACAAGCTCACGCTTCTTTCTTTGCTAATATGCAGTTACCTGAACAACGTAAATTTAGACCAAAAGCAGGAGTCGCTCTTGTGTCTACAATAAATGTATTAACATCAAATGGCCAAGGCCCTAATCCAGCAACTGTAATACCATCTAATACATAATAATGGAAAGACAAATTAATGCATATCAAGGGATAAATAAGGATGCTGGATATGATAGCATCCCTAATACTCATTACGTTAATGCCGTAGATATTAGAATAACTACGACTACGGGAGAATCTATGGGGTCTTTTACTAACATTAAAGGAAATGTAGAATCTTTTTCTATACCACAAATAGGCGTAGGATTATCAGAAATAATTGGTTATACTACAATAAGAGATAAGATTATTTTATTTGTAGCAGATGACTCAGGCATTGGAGGTTGGATTTATTTAGTAAAATATGACCCTGCTACTAGAATAGTGGACACTGCCATATATCCAGAATTATTATATACGGCTCCAGAATTAAATTTTAATAAAACACAGCCTATAGAAGCTATAGGAAGATTTGAATCAGAGTGTATTCAAAGAGTTTATTGGACAGATTACGAGAATTACTTAAGATCAATTAATATTGCTGACCCTAACATTCTTACCTTTGACCCTAACATAATAGATATTTTTCCTGCTGTAACTTACCAACAACCTTTATTAACAGCTATTTTAGGAAGTGGAAGTTTATTAGTAGGAGAATACCAAGTTGCATATTTACTACGCACAGAAGATGGAAAAGAAACATTAGTTTCTCCTCCAAGTAACTTAATACATCTTACAGATACTTCTGAAGCCTTAGTACAATCTGCCCAATATCGAGGAAATATTAAAGGAACTAATTCTGGAAAAGCTATTCAAATAACTATAGATACTAGTGCTTACGTAGGAGTTTTTAAAGAGATGGATATTATTTCTGTATTTCACGAAGACTTAGGAGGTACACCAGAAGTTACTTATATAGAAACTAAAGATGTAGTAGGAAGTTCTTTAGAATTTACTATAACAGGAAATGAAACAGGTAGTTATCCTATTGAATTTTTTACTTATACTCTAAAGAATTACCCTTTTAAAACTTGTAAAACTCTTACACAAAAAGATAATTCATTAGTAGTAGCTAATATTAAAGCATCTACTTTTGATTTACAAGCATTAATTCCAGGAATCTTTGATGCAAAAACTAAAAGATATAACTATTTAGGTAATGATTGGAATACTGAGAATCCCGTAGGACCAGTTAAAACAGAATTAGATTTAGCATTTAATACTAATTATAATTTAGATGCTCATTGGGATTCTGATTGGCAGGTAAACGAACAATATAAATATCAATCTGACGGAATTACCTTGGGAGGAGAAGGTCCTAATATTAGTTATAAATTTCATTTAGAGAAATTTACTGTAGATGGGAATAATACTGAAGTAGGATTTGCTAATATATCTAATATACCAGATTATTTTTCTCATGATTTACAAGATGGTTATAATTACAATAATACTACTTACCCCAACAACGCCTCACCTTTTATTTCAGGATTACTAAGAGGATACAAGCGTGGGGAAACTTATAGATTTGGTATAATCTTTTATAACGTAAAAGGAGAAGCTTCTTTTGTTGAATATATAGGAGATATTAAATTCCCTGATATTTCTGAACAAGATGGAGATATTAATGCATCAGGTTCTGAGTATTGGCCATTAAGTACTCAAAGTGGATTAGACACTATAGCATATTCTATGGGAATAGAATTTACATTTAATTTTCCTCCAGAATTAGTAGATATTGTTACTAGCTATCAAGTAGTAAGACTTAAAAGAAATATAGAAGATACTAGAAGACTTACTCAAGGAATTGTAAAGCCTTTTTGGTATAATCCTATAACAGAGCCTGGAGCAAGTATGAATATTGACTTACGAGTTAATAATAGTCATAATGTTTATCATTTAATGCCTGTATATCCTCAAGATGATGGTGCAGGATATATTTTAGCATTTTTAAATCCAGGAACATTTAATACATTAAATAATAGTGTACATGGAGATTATCAAGATTACCTTATACAACCAGAATGTTTAGGATATTATTCTCCCGAAATAAGTTATGATTTTAATACAGTAAAAGATGTAGCTACTAATTTTACTACAGCTCCTTGTTTATTAATTACAGGAGCATATAATAAATTTGATTTACAAATTTATGACGATACTCCCGATAAAAATTTAAGTGCAATAGATTTATCGGAACACTGCATAGATAAAAGAAATATCGCTAGAAGTACTATTCCCGTTAGTTTTAACAGCATAGAAAATATTAGAAAATGGAAAACTAATAAATATATGAGCATGCCTCATAGTACACAATATGGAAAAAATACTCCTGAATGTGCTATGACAATTGCTACAGATGTTTGGTTACGAAACTATTATGCTGCAGATAACTTTAGTATAGGGGGAGCAGGGATGGATTCTGATTTAAATAATCCAGAATTAAATCCAACAACTGCTCAAGGTAAATCTATTATTTTTAAAGGAGGTAGTAGTATAATAGGAGATATAGAAGGAATTACTGTAGACCCTATAACAGGTATTCCTGTGCCTATGGGACCTTCTACAAATTATTTTAATACTCCTAATACAGTAGTCACATTAGATTTAAGTAAATTACCTGATAGTATCCCTATTATAGATACATTAACACCTAAATTAGAAATTTATGGAGGATTTGATCAATCTGTTTTAGAGACAAATATATTTCAAATAACTTCTCCTGTAATAGATATAAGTCAAACAAATCCTAGAGTATTTGGTGGAGATATTTTCTTAAACATGGTGACTATGCAAACTGGTACTATGGAATTAGCTACTAGTTTTTATGAAAATCCAACAAGAGATTATCGTTCTAATTCCTCTAGAACAGAATTATATGTGATGGAATCTACTATAAACATAGATTTAGCACATGGTACTACCCTTAAGACAGGAGTTAGATATTTAGAAACAGGAGTTGAAGAAGTGGTGTTACGCCAAGAAACTAATAACACTGATTTTGGTTATGGTGTAGGAACTGCTATGTATGCTTATAATACTGTATATTCTAGAGAGAGTGAAGATTTAGCTTTTGGAGTTAGTCCCCTAGATAATACCAATTGTGGAGGTAATGATATTAGAGCTTATTTATCCAAAGTAAAAATTAATGGAGAACTTATAGATTCCTGGACGAAGTTCGGAAGTAATGATTACTATGATGTAGATGACTACGGTCCCATTAATAAAATACTTAACTGGAAGGATTTAGTATATTTCATACAAGATAAAGGAGTAGGGACTTATGCAATTAACCCTAGAGCTCTTACTACTAGTACTGATGGAGTTCCTACACAATTAGGGGCAGGACAAGGATTTGGAAAACATTTATATATTTCTAAAGAACACGGTAGTATTCATCAATATGGAGTTAAGGCAACTAATACTGCTATTTATTTCTTTGATGCAATTCATAGAAAATTATTTAGTATAGGAGTTGGAGCAAGGGGAGAATCAGGATTAGTTCCTTTATCAGAAAAAGGAATCCATAGTTTTCTTCAAACTTTACCTGAAGCAGTTTTTAGTAGAAAAGCTGATGGAGGAGATAATCCTATTTTAAGAAAAGGAATTTCAATAGGAAGAGATAAAATAAATGATGAAATATTATTTACTTTCTTAGGAACAGGTATAGCTAGAACACTTGAATTAGAAACTACATATTTAGTAGGAGAAATTGTACTTGTTTATATTACGGGAGTTTATTATATAGTAACTAATGAATTTACTACAGGAGAAGACCCTTTTACAGCAATAGGACAATTAGTTGCTAATAGTGATAAATTATCAGATTTAACCTCTCCTTATAATAGTACAATAGTTTATGATGAATTATTATCTGAATTTTCTTCTATGTATTCTGCAACTCCTCAAATATGGATAGACAACGGAGATATATTAATGACTCCTGGACCTATTAATAGCGGAGGTGATCTTAATGTTTATACTCATAATATAGGAAATTGGGGAGAATTTTATGGAGATATTAAAGAAGCTTCTATTACTTTAGTAATTAATCCCAATGCAGATATAAATAAAGTCTTAAGAACTTTAGAATATAATTCTATTGTTAGAGACAATAATAAAATAGTAGATAGGGCAGCAACTATTACTGCTTTTAGAATTCAAAATCAAACTCAAGATACAGGAATTATTCCTTTTTCTTCGGGAAGAATTAAAAGAAAATTTGATAAGTGGAGAGTTAAAATCCCTAGAGATATAACTACTACTAGTCAAAAGGGAAGATTGAGAAGTTCTTATTTTGTTATAACTTTATACTTTGATAATACTTCTAACAAAGAACTTATAATGAATAAGTTAATGTCTTACTACGATGTACAAATGTTCTAATGGAAAAGAAACCTAAAAATATACCGAGCCCTTATAACTTCCCAGGTACTCCAATCTTTAGAGATACTACTGCTCTTCCATTTGCAGCAGGAGGTCCTCTCAACGATAGAGATATTAATGGTAAATTATTAAATAGTGCTTACGCTAGTCCTTTAGGGAATATGTTTAAGTATGGAGGATTTGGTGAAGACCAAGGAACATTTGATTATGCTAGAAGTAATTATGCATCTCAGCCAGGAAATTCATATAAAGACGGAGGACCTGTTAATAATAGTGGTCCTAGAGTAGATTCTACTCCTTCTTTATCTGATTACCAAATGAAAGCAAAAATGGCTTATGAAGCAGCTATGGGGAATAAAGCTGCTCAAAGAATGCTATCGTTAAACCCTAAGACTTACGATTTTGGTAACGGTGATTACGGAACTCACTATATGAGTTCAATAGATAATTATGCAGTTCCTGAATTACAAGATAAAGGAGAAACTCAACTAACTAATGTTGGAGCATTTCCTCCTCCTAGTGATGAAGATTTTAAATTTCAAACTCCTGAAGAAGCTGATTATTTTGCTACTCATTATAAAACAGTAGCTCCTATGATGACTAGACAATATAAAGATGGAGGACAGTTCCAAGGTAATTACTCATTACCTGAAGATAGTTACCGTCAAGGAGGAAATAATTTACACGATAGTGTATATGCTTCTTCTCCTCAGCAATACCCTGCTGTGTATAATTTAGGAGGTAATTTAAATGATAGACAACAAATGTATATGCCCCTTGACCATGTTACTCGTAACGGTGGAAGTATATTATCAATGTCCAATACTCCACAAATAGAAGGAGAAGGAAAAGACTTAGTATACGAAGGAGGAGGTACTCTATATACTTATGCAGGAAGACCAGGTGCTAAATACCAAAAAGACTCCCAAGGAAATTGGTTAATAAACACAAATGAAGGAAAAGAATTTACTCCTATAAAAGACCCAACAGGAAAGAGGGCTGCTTTATTAAATAAACAAGCTACTGTTTATAGAGATCCTAATAAATATAAAAAAACTTACGATCCTTTACTAGATAATCCATCTATTGCAGCAGATAATACAAGAGATGTAACTGCAGATAAAGCATTAGCAGCTGTACAAAATGCAGCCTATATGGCATCTCCTGAATATAAAGCAAAACAAAAAGCTGAAAAGGAAGCTCAAGCTAAATTTGAAAAAGAACAGTGGGCTAACTATAATAAAATGTCTCTTGGTGAAAAAGTATTAGATAGAACTAATGCTGCTTTAAATCAACCTTTATTAATGGCATCAAATGCTTTAATGGGAGAGCAAGCTTATATACCAGGAATGGCAGAAGGATTAGGAGGAGAGGGTATTAATTATGATAAATATTTAAAAGCTACTGGACAATCTAGAGGATTAAGTGTTAATGATGTATTTAATACAGTTAACCCTGGTAATTGGGGAGGACATGCAGGAAGAGAATATGGTGAAGGTAATTATGCACAAGGAGCAACAGAATTAGGTTTAGGTTTATTAGGATTAAAAGGTGCTCCATTAATGGGAAATCAACTAGCAAAAAGTTCTGCTAATAAATTAATAAACATAGAAAAAAAATTACCACAGTCTTCTTTTATAAATGAAATCATAGCAAGTAAAACTCCTGGTAGACAAGAAACATTACGAGAAGCTGAAAATTGGACAAAAGATTGGGTAAACCATCCTGCTACTCAAGAAAAAATTATTAATAGTTATAAAGAAGGTTTAAAGTTACCTAATGAACATTCTGTATTTGGTAAAGTTGCAGATTCACCGACTGCTAAACATAACTTAGAAGAAGCAATTAAATTTTCTAGTGGATATGATCCTTCAGGAAGATTACAAGAATATCCTTTATTAAATCAATTTGTAGAATATCCACAGTTAAATAACCCTAATATTCATAAAGGAAATTTAGGAGTTAATTATACTCATCACGATACCCCTGGAGAATTTATAAAAATTGAAAATTCTTTTATTCCAAATGGACCTTTTTCTCCTCCCCCTGCTCCTTCGTTTGATCCTAGTTATCCTAATGCATTAGCCACTACACCTGCTTTTAACAGACACGGTACTTGGGTTTCAAGAACTTTAAGTCCAGAAAACCGTTTAAGTACAGGAGTACATGAATTAGGACATGATTGGTTAAAAGCAAAAACTTTAAAATTAACAGATCAAGAAAAAGTTATTAAAGATGCCATAGACTATGATCGTATTAATGCTCTTAAAAAAGAATATCCAGATAATAACGAATATTTCGATTATCTAGCAAAACCCACAGAAGTACATGCAAGACTAATGGAAGCTAGAAAATATTTTAATTTATCTCCTAATGACGTTATAAGTCCTGAACAAGCTGACGATATGTTAAATGAAATATATCATGGTCGAACACCTATAGATGAATATTTTCCCCAGGTAATAAAAGATTCTGAAGCAGCTGCTAAATTATTTAATAAAGCTTGGGGAGTAGTTCCTGCAGCAGGTGTAGCAGGAGGAGCAGCTTTAGCAAATCCTTGGCAGGAAAAACCTAAGGGATTATAATATTAAAAAAAATAAATAAAAAATTGTATCTTTACACATAAATTTACCTATATGCCTAATGATTTAACTTACGGTGATATTCCTCCACAAATACAGCAGTATCTAGCAAGACCTGGTGTTAATAAGGAAAAAGCTATGCAATGGTTTAGCTTAGGAATATCTGAACCTCAAACTTATAACCAAGCTAAGTTATTAGCAGAGGCTGTAGGTAATTCTCCTGAGCAAGCTAAAGTAGTTGCAGGACAATGGCAATTTGAATCTGGAGGAGGTGCTCATATGGGAGCTAATCATAATTACTTTGGAATACAAGCTCATACTCAAGCTGTTAGAGATAGATTAATTGCTAGAGGTATTAATGTAGGAGTAGGCGCTCTTACAGATACACCTGAAGTACGTGATGGAAAAAAAGTAAATACTAAGAATAAATTTATGGAGTTTGATAATGCCTTTGACGGTTTTCAAGCTCATAGAGTATTTTTAGAAACAAATCCTATATATGAAAAAGCTTTAGCAGCACCTAGTGCTAAAGAATTTGCTTTAGGATTACAGAATGCAGGATACGCTACAGCAAAAGATTACGGAAGTAATCTTTATAATAACTTTGTATTACCTAAAGAAAAGAGTCCTATGTCAGGAGACAAGAGACCTTCTAGTTTAGGTAAAACAGTATCTAAAGTAAAGTTAGGAACATCTACAGAAGATCAAATTCCTGAGATAGTTCCTGCTTTACCTACTAGACCAATAGAACAAATAGAAACAAATACACTTGGGATTAGACCAGAAATTTCAACTAGTCCCGCACAAACTAATTATATACCTACTAATTCTGCACCGATAGTGATGCCTGCAAGTGAAGCCATGCAAATGGGAGCACCTAAAGGATGGTTCGGTAGTGGTAAATCAACTTTTAATGCTATGGGAGGATCTCTAAATAACGCAGGTTTTAATGCATTGCCTCAAGAAGTGCAAAATAAAATTAGAACTAATATGAATAATAAACGTTTTGCGGAAGGAGGTCCAATGGGACAACTTACTGAATTTAATGCAGGAGGTTCTCATGAAGAAAGTCCTTTAGGAGGAATACCTCAAGGACAAGCTCCTGACGGAGGTATGAATTTAGTAGAACAAGGAGAAACTAAATTAAATGCTGACAATTATATATTTTCTAAGACTTTAAAAATAGATAGTGAGACTGCAAAACAATTTAATCTTAAACCTACTTTTGTAGGTAAAGATTTTGCTGAAGCTTCTAAAATTGCTAATAGAAAAGATTCTCGTAGAGAAAATGATACTATAGAAGAAGCTGCTATTCAAAGAGATTTAGATAATCTAATGAATGCTCAAGAAGCATTTAAACAAAAATTAGTAGAAGAGAAATTAGCAGAAATCCAATCTCTTGACCCTAATGCTTTAGCACAAATAGCACAATCTTATCAACCTCAAGGAATGCCTCCTCAAGGTATGGAGCAAGGTATGGGGCAAGAGCAAATGCCTCAAGGGCAACCATCTCCTGAAGAAATGGCTATGATGCAACAGCAACAAGGACAAGGTCAAGGACAACCTCCTATGGATCCTGCAATGATGCAACAAATGATGGCACAGCAACAAGGTGCTCCGCAAATGCCTATGCAATACGGAGGCCCTATGTCGTACAAGTGCGGTGGAGGAATGTACGAATACGGTGGAGATTTATCTAGACAGTTTTATGATGGAGGGACTATGTCAGGTTCTAATTTTGGAAATGGGTATGCTACATTAAATAATCCTTATGCACAGAATAATGGATTAAATGGTCCTGCTAACAATGGTTTAAATACACAAGGTTTTGGTAGTCCAGGAGTAAGTGAACAAGCACCTGAAGCAATGGAAAATCCTGCAGCAGGATTAACAGGAAATCAGTATGCACAAATAGGATCAGCTTTAGTAGGAGGTGCTACACAAACTTATAATAACTTTAATGACCCTAATGCTTCTATAAGAACTAAATCCGAATCTTTAGACGGAGCTGTTCAAGGAGTTGCTGGAGCTATTAACCCTATTGTAGGAACAGCTATTGCAGCAGGTAATATGATTGGTAAACCAATTAGAACAAGTTTAGAAAAAACAGATGAACAAGGTAATTTAGAAAATAAATCAGGTGCTCAAGCAGGAGCAATTGTAGGAAGTTTCTTTGACCCTGTTAAAGCAATAATGACTAGATCAAGTTATAAAGGAGGTTGGACAGACTTTTCAGGTAAAGGATATGTAAATGCTTTAGAAGCAGAAGCAAAGAAAAACATTGCAGATCAAAAAGCCGCAGAAGAATCATATAATACACAACAATTAGCTTTACAAAAACAACAACAAGATGCTATTAATAGTGCTATTCAAGCAGGTATAGCAGGTGCTCAAAAGCAAGATGATAGTAATTCTAATTTTGCTAAGTATGGTGGACACCAATTCCCTATGTTAACTCCTAGATATAAAGATAATGCAGGACCTATGGGACAAGACTTAGGTAACCTATATGCAGATGGCGGAATATTAGACGGTCCTGGAGATCCTCCTAAAGCAGCAGCAACTACCATTGCTCCTGATATTACAACTCCTCCTATTGCTCCTGTAATTACTCCTCCAAAATATTCAGCTCCTCCTATTGCTACTTATAATCCTACATTGTCTAGTACATATGGAAAAGAATATGCTCAGAATTTAAAACAATTTACGGACAACCCTATAGATCCAAAAACAGGTGCTCCTTATCAAGGTTCAGGAGGTGGTGACGCAGGATCTCCTACAGGAACAGGTGGAGATTATCATCCATTAACTCCTGCCCAAAGAGCTGCAGCAATTAAAGATTTAGAAGGATATGGTACTGCAGATTTACGTCCAGATATTTTAGAACGATATTTAAGTCTTAAAAATGATAAACCTTACTTTGTAAATGAATACGGAGATAAATTTTTAAGCAAACCGTATGATTTACGAGATTATAAAACGCCTTCTGAGGAAAGTTTAGCAAGTATGTACCCATATATGCCCCCTTCTTCTGCTTCATCTACGCCTCCTCCACATTTGTATTTATCTGCAAATACAGGACAACCTGTTTATGACATAAATGCTGCAGGACAAAAAGAAGCTAGAGTAATGCCTACAGGATCTCTAGGTCCTAGACAATATGCTAATTACTTAGAAGAAGCAGCTAACTCGCCTGAAGCAATTGCACAGAGAGCAGATGTTGATGCCAGAAGCAATGCTAATATACAAAGATTTGCTACAGAAGGAACTCCTGCAAAAGAAACTCCTCAACAACAAAATATAAGAGAAAAAGCAGAGTTTCAAGCAAAGAATCAACAATATGCAAGAGAGCTTAAAATGAAAAGACAAGGAACTCCTAATCAATATGCTATGGGAGGTAATATGAATCACTACTTTGATGGTATATCAGGTCCTTCTCAAATGGAAACTACAGGAGGAATGAATGATGAAAATTATGATTGGACAGCTGATTACAATAGAAGAATGAGTCAAGCAGCTAATACTCCTCCTACATTTACATCAGATTTTCCTTCTATGTATCAAGGAAATACAGGTTTAACTACAGGTATTGAAGGTAATCCTAGTGCAGAATATTTTGCACAAAGAGCTCAAGCAGCTCAAGCAGCTCAAGGATTAAATACTCCTATAGAAGGATTTAAAACTGATCAAGATAAAACAAACATTAAGTCTGAACATAAAGAAGGTTTAGGAGACTTTGCTGCTAATATGGCTCCTATTGCTTACAATGCTTATCAAGGTTGGTTAGCTAAAAACATGGCTTTACCTGAAAATATGGCATATCATTATGACCCTTACTTACAAAATATTAATTCTCAATTAAGAGATGCTGATAAAATGGGAGCACAGGCATATGCTTCTTTAAGAAATATGGGTAATCCAGGAGCAATCGCTGCTAACTTAGGAAATATAACTCATGAACTTGCTTTAGCAAAAGCTAAGATAAGAGAAGCTAAAGAAAATGCGGATAACTTATCTAAGACTGAAGCTGCTAAATACAATGATAAGAGCCTTAAAGATGCTAAGTTGATGAAATATCAATTAGAAGCGCAGATGAAAAATGCTAGAGAAGAATCTCGAAAAGAATCTTTAAAAGGTATACAGGATTATATCAATAATAAAACTGCTAATGAAATAGCAGGTGATTATAATGCTATGGCAGGTGAAGGTAATTATAGTTATAAGAACGTACCTTACCTACAAGGATTACAGAGAACATTTGCTGCATCACAAGCTGCAAAAGACAAGAAAAAAGAAGACAATAAAACAGTATAATTATGATAACTCCATATTCTACACCATTAAAAACTGAATATAAGCCTCTAGGATTAGAGGCTTTTGCTCAACCTTTATCACAAATGTCTGAGAAATTAGAAACAGCAAAAAGTCTTGCTGCTAATGCAGATTTTGAAATGAGTAGATTAAATCAAGATGACCCACGGAGTAAAGAATTAATGGAGTTACTAGAGAAGAAAAGAAATGAAATAGCTACTAATCTTAATACTTCTAAAAACTATCGTCAAGCTACTCAGCAAATTGCTGACTTAAACAAAATGTTTAATAAAGACCCTGAATTACAATCTGTAAAAAGTAATTACGAAGGTTATAAAAAGATGGAAGCCGAGCATAAAGCTATGGTAGAAAAAGGCACTATATCACAAAAAGATATGGACGTTTGGAAAATGAAAACTTTAGGGGAATTTAAAGGAACAAACTACAATCCAGAGAATAAAGATTATACTGCCATAAGTTTACAACCTCGTTCTAAAAATATGGAAGAGGATATGCGTAAAGAATCTTTAGAGTTAGCCAGAATGGCTGTAGCACAACAGAAATCTGATTTTGGGGATTACATAGAAACTTCTCCTGGAGTAAAGACTCGTGTAGAAACTACTTTAGAGCATAGAAACTTAGAACAAGTAGCGGGAGAAATCCAACGTATGTTAGCTACTTCTGATAAGTATAAAGATTGGGTACAAGAAGATGCTGATTTTACTTTTTACGCTAATTCCCAAGGACCTAAAGGACAAGAATTCCAAGAAGGGGTCTTAGAAGGAACAGTAGGGATATTAAAGAATCAAATTGCTAATGCACCTGACCCTAAAAAAGCAGCAGAACTTAATGCGCAGTTAAATCAAACTATGGCAGAAATAGCGCAAGCTAAAGAAACTGGTACTAGTAGTAATTTAGCTGAAAAATATTATAAGAATGCTGCTTATAATAAGTTTGGACAATTAGGAATGGCAGCATCTGACTTAGTAGATTTTGCAAAACTAGGACAAAAAGAAGTTGAGAAAATAGATGAGGCTGCTAAAGCTGGACATGCTGCTGGAGTTAAGAAGTTAGAGGAAATGACTCCTTTAACAGCTAATATAACTAGTGCAACTATTCAACCAGGTATAAGTGTATCTGGTTCCCCTACATCTTCTGCAGAAGAAGAAGCAGCTTATTTATGGAATCAAAATACTAAAGAAAGATTAAATGGTACTTCAGCAGATGAAGTTTCTATTTTAAAAAATATTCCTAAAATAGATGAAATTTCTGGTTATAATGATGTTAGAGATGCTACTAAAGATATTCATTTAATAGATCTTGGATTAGGTCAATTAGAAAAAGGAATGAAAGAAGTAGAGGATAATATAAAACTTAAACAAATTGAATTAGGTAAAGCAACTACTTCTGAAGATAAGCAATTAATAGCTCATGAAATAGATGGACTAAAAAAGAAAAAAGAAGGAGTGCATTTATCTTTAGTAAATGAAGGAAAAACTTTAGAAAATATTATAGAAAGAGATGTAGCCAATGACCCAGAATTTAAGGAATTATGGACTACTACTGCTAAAAAAGATGTTAGAACATTCTTAGATTTATTAGAAAAAGGTAACTTAGAATATTTAAAAAATGCTAGTGGAAGTATAATAAATCCTAATCGTAAGTTAGACCCATTATCTCCTGAAGGACAATTAGCAATAGAAGCTAAAGGAAAGGGCTTAATTACTGCTGACATGATAGAACTACCTTTAATATATGGTAAAGAGGTTCCAAAAAATAAATTAGTTACATTCTCAGAAAAATTAATAAAAAATTATAACTGGAATTTAGATGCACAATTGGCATCTGCAACTACTCCGTTAGAAATAAACGGGGATAAATCTTTAGATACTTACACAGGAGGGGCCGTAACTATTTTAGATGGCTATATAAAAAATAATCAAGGAGGTAAATCTAGAGTAGAACGAGTTACTATGAGCCCTCTTACTGGAAAAACTACTAAAAATCTAGAACAACAAGATTTTGATTTATCTGCTTATAATCCAGTATGGCATTATGCAGGAGTTAATCAAAATGAAGAACCTGTAGTTCGTTATGTATTAGATAGAAAATTCCAAGATGTAGCAACTGCTAATAGTTATATAGCCTCTCAAGTAAGAACTCAAAAAGGATATGCAGAAACTGTTGCTGTGAATGCAGGAGAAGTTGCTGCTTGGAAAAAAGCAAATCCTACTGATTTATATATAGCTGTACCTGGTATATCTAATAGTGCTACTATTGCAGTGCCTGCAGAAAAAAATTATGTAGAATATTCTAAAACTGCTCTTGCAATAGGAAGTGATAAGTTTATGGAAAATGTCGATAATTATGCAAAAATTGGATTAATATCTAATCCTGATAGAAGAAAAGGTTATTCAGAGATGGCAGCTATATTACAAGATGCTATAGAAAATAAACACACTACTACAGAAATTATTCAAGGACCTGCAGCTTATAAAGAAAATTTAGGAAAAGACGGAAGACCTGATGGAACTTCTTCAGGATTTGTATTAACATATAAACCAGAAGGAGATAATTTAGTAATGACTATTAATAAAGTTACTCTTAATACAGCTAACAGTACTCCTACATATGAATTTGTCGGTAGAAAAACTTTAAATCCTGGAGGTAATCTTCCTACTCAGTTATACTCTATAGATTTAATTTATGGAACAGGTGCAGAAAGAGATTTAGTACATGAAACATCTAATTGGGAAGAACGTGTTTTTGTACCTGCATTTACAAATCCAGCAGCAGCATTACAAGGACTTTCTAAGTAAGTAGTATAATAAAATTTTAAGTATCTTTGAATAATAAAATATTTTATGGAAGAAGAAGAAAAACCAGTTAAATTAAAAGGAGTAGATACTGGAAAAGAAGGAGGAACTTATTCTATTTTACCTGTTTCTAAACCTTCCGATGTCTATAAAATACCTAAAACTGAAGAACAAGCCTTTGCTCAAAAATTAGGAAATATAGCAGAAATTACTACAAATTCTATTGCAGGAACTGATTTTAATGTAGACCCTAGAGCAGCTATGCTCTATACTCCTATAGATTTAGCAGCAGGAATTAGAGACCCTAATGAAAGAGCTAAATTTCTAAACGAACATGGTTCTCGCATGGTTAAATTGATGGGTCAAGATCAATATGGTATTAGATTTAATCATGAAATAAAAGATTATGCAGCCTATAAAGAAAAATTATACGATAAACGTGTAGATAAATTCTTAGATGATTTAGATGAAGGTCAAAGTTTTTTAGCTGAGGCAGGTAATACTGCAACTAAATTAATTGGAAATCTTGCAGTAAATATAGCGGGTATTTTGCCTGTAGTATATGGTATGGGAAAAGGGTTATTTACTTGGGATGCTCAAAATATTTATAATAATGGGATGTTTGATGCATGGGAAACCATGGAAGAAGAAATCAATAACAAATTTGCAGTATACGGAGGTTCTGATTATGATTTAAATGAAGACGGAAGTCAGAAAGGATTCTTCTCTAGATTTGTATCACATCCAATGAAATCTTTAAATAAAGATATTGCTCCCGCAATTTCTTTTATTGCAGGAGCTATTATCACAGAAATGATAGCTGCTCCCCTAGGAGTAGTAACAGGAGGTACTTCTGTAGTAGCAGCCACAGCTAAATTAGGAGCACAGGCTACTAGATTATTTGCAAGAGGTGCGGGGGAAGTAGGAGCATTAGGAGTAAAAGGAACTAATTTATTATTACCTAAAGGAATGAAAATCCTAAGAGGATTAGATAAGTTAGACGATGCTGCTAATATGACAAAGATAACTGATTTATCAGCTAAATATAGAGCTACTTTAGGAACAGCTACTTCTATGGTAAGAAGTGCAGGTTATGAATCTTCTTTAATAGCTAGAGATACTTATGATAGTACTTTAGAAAGTTTATTAGCAAATCATGCTGCATTAAATGCTGAACCTCCTACAGAATCAGAAATGGCTTTGTATAAACAAAAAGCAGGTGATGCTTCTGAGTATGCATGGTTTACTAATATTCCGTTAGTAGGCTTTTCTAATATGATGCAATTTCCTAAGATATTTGCAGGAGGATATAAAGTTAATCAAGCATTGTCTAGATTAAGTCCTTTAAAATCTACAGGAACTATAATTAATAAAGAAGGACAAAGACAGGCTCGATCAGAAGTACTCGGTAAATGGGGTCGTACAGCTGCAGTTGGTGGAGCAATGTTAAAGTCAGGAGTTACAGAAGGATTTGAAGAATTTTCTCAAGGAGTTCTTGAACATGGATTAGCTGATTACTATACTGCAAAATATACTAAGAATTCTAGAGAAACTTCTATAGGTTTACTATCAGCTATGAATACTGCTGCTAGAAACTACGCAGGCTCAACTGAGGGACAAGATTCAATGACTATTGGGTTCTTAATGGGGATGGTGGGGTTACGTCTTCCTATGAGAATTAATAAAGAATCAGGTAAGTTAGAGAGAGGTTGGGCATCTTATGGAGGAGCTAGAGAAGCTCGTAAAGAACTTAAACAAAAATGGGCCCAAGATGCAGTAAATGCAGAGTACCTGAATACTAATTCTACGCAAGATGCACTAAAGTCCAACTATGATAACATGGCTCGTGGGGTAACTACCCAAGAAGACCAAGATGCTGCTTTAGCTAAAGGAGATAAGTTTGGATTTAAGAATTCCGAGCATTCTTCAATGCACTCCTTTGTATCTACAAGGATACAACTAGGTTTATCAGATACTATTTTTCAAGATTTAGATGCATTCCAAGCTTTACCTCTTGCTAACTTTAATGATCAATTTGCTACTAAAGGAGTAAAAGATTTTACTGAAGAAACTCGGAAAGAATCTCTTGATAAAGTTAGAGTAGAGACAGAAAATGTTATAACAGCTACTAGAGAAGTAGAATCATTATTTAATGATACTAAAGTATTAGTAGATTTATTTTCAAAAGATTATAAAGGATTACAAGATCCTAAGAACATAACAGGAGCTCTAAAAGAGCAAATGATTTATTTACATTCAGCTAATAAAAACTTTAGTGAAAGAGAGAAATCTCTGGAGTCAGAAGTTCAAGACTTGACTGATGGTAAAATCAATCCTACTGTATTTAGAAATATTATAGGAAGAATTACAGGAGTAAGAAAAGATGATGGCAGTGCAGAGATGATTACTTCTGCTAAAGAATTGTACAAAGCTGCTATGCAAGATTGGAAGTCAGAAGACCCAGTTGGATATAATCAACACTCTAAAGAAGTTGCTCCTATTTTACAAGATTTAATAAAGATAAAAGTAAAGAGAGCACAATTAAGTACGTTATATAATGTACTATTTACTAAATCGGGTGCAGAGAAATTTGGTAAATTTTACGAATTACTAGAGGAGCACTATGTAGGAGAGGCTCATAAACAAGTATTAGAACAAATTGCTAATGCTACTAAAAACTCTAAGACAGCTGCTAGAACTACTAAAAATTCTATGGATGAGAAGTCTATTACTGGTGATACTCCTATTGTAAATGCACAAACTAAGAGAGAAGCAGATTTAGCAGATGCAGAAGTATCTGCAATGATTAATGCAAGTTCTCCTCAAGATGCTTCTCAAGTAGCAGATTTAAATTCTTTAATTCCCTTAGTCAGTCCTACTGAAATTTTAAAAATACTTGAAGATAAACCAGGATTATTTGCAGCAATAAGAAAAAGTTTATTAGACAAAGGCATTGTTATAGGAGATACTGTTTCTGAAGTAAGAGAAAATCTAGTAGAGGATCCTAAAATAGGTGCAGCAATTGTTGCAGAATTTGCTAAGTTGATGTCCGCTAATTCTTCAGAAGAATCTGTTAAAGACCCAAGTCTAGATTTTGCAGATGAACAAGATGCTTCTCAACCTAATCCTGTACCTCAAGATGAGTTAACTTTAGAACAACAGTTAGAACAATCTTTAAATAAATTAGAAAGAACTTTTGCACCTAAACAACAAGTAAATCCTACAGCAATTATAGGAGTAACTCACCATAAAGAAATAAAAGGTGGAAAACTTTTAAGAGACCCTAAAACAGGAAAATTTATTAAAAAAATAACTGACCAACCTGTAGATAATGCATTATTAAATTCTCCTGAGTTTTTATCTAATGCAGAATTAAAAGCTGAGTTTAAATATGTACAGTTTAAATTAGAGGAAACTATTCCTTGGAAAGATTCTAAAGGCAACACTGTAGAAATAACAGATGCCAATACTAGAATAGGTGCATACCATAATGGTATATTCTTAATGGATTTACCTGCTTTTACAGCAGGTATGCCGCTAAATTTTTTAGCACTCAGAAAAGCTATTATAGCTCAAGAAACTGGGGTTATAGAAGAAGCTCCTACGGTAAATATCCAAGAGCAAATAGAAATTAAAAAGAATCAACTAGAAGAGTTAGATGCTAAATACGTAAGAGATCAACAAGCGATAGAAGATAAGTTTGCTAAAACAGGCTTTATGAAAACAATGTTTGGAGATCCTGCAGCTAGAGTAAATGCTGACTATGCATTAGAACTAGAATATGAAGAAGCTAAAGAAAAACTTACTAATGAACTAGTTGCTTTAAAAAATCCTGTAGTATCAGAAAGAGAAGCACTTATTGCGCAGTATTTAAAAACAATTGCAGAACAAGCAGAAATTAATACACAAGGTTGTAAATAAAATAAATAACAATGGAAAATTTATTAAGTGAAATAGAACAAAAAGAATTAAACAAGTTTGGTTTACTAGAACTAACTGCTTCTCAGAATTATTTACATCTTAGTAATAGGATGAAAACTTTAGGTTACTTTGGGGCTGAAAAGTTTTTCTTAAGTGAGGCTAACAGTGAAAGAGATCACTATGGTAAAATTGAAAAATTTGCTAATGATTTAGGAGGAGAAGTATCAGTAGAATCTTTGGAAAAAGTAACCAGCACTGTTGCTAATATTAAAGAAGCATTGGAACATGCTTATCAGATGGAAAAAGATTTAATGATGGAGTATGAGAAAGCGGCAATACGCACTGACTTATCATTAAAAGTTGTACTTTTGTTGCAAGACTTCACAACACATCAAGTAGGAGCAGTAGGTGAATATGGAGATTTACTTGCTAGACTAGCTCTTACTGACAATATGTTGTTGTTTGATCAAGAACTTGGTAATTAAAAAATTAAATTATGGCTTGTCAATATTGGTACAATGACGCTTGGCGTTCTGAAGAAGAATTCAAACAAATTTTAAATAACGGATTACTAGATACTTTAATTAAGGACAAGAAAGTTAAAATTCCTGGATTAAAAGCTAATGCTAAAAAAGTTAAAGAATTTGCTAAAGCAGGAATCAAGAAACAGCCAATACAACTACGTATTTTAAGTAAAATACAATCTAGAATTAATAACGATAGAGAAGCAGGTACTCTAGCATTTGTTAATGCTAATCCCGTAGAGATACTTAAGAAAGCCAATGCTGAAAGAAAAGCTAGGAATCCTAAAGCTAAAGACATTCCTTTTACAATTGTTATTAAAGTAGCAGGAATAATTAAAGTAGGTAGGCCGACTAAAACTAATGAAAAAATTAGAAAAGAACTATTAGCATCTAGTGTAAATATTGAGAAGAATCTTAAGGAAGGTATTCCATATATGTTAGTGCCTTCTGCTTATGGATTATATCCTATACAGATGAAGTCTCACGCTATTAAAGATACTATTGCATTTCCTTTACTGCAGAATGCTGTTAAAGCTTTAGCTAAATCTGAATTAGGAGATTTCCAAAGTAACAGAAGAAATATAGAAAAGTTACTCTACCAAACTACCGTAGATATGAAAGACGGCAAATTTGTAGTAACTCGCATTGACCCTAAAACAAAAAAGGCTATACCTTCTACTTTTAGTACAGCTGAAGAAACTAGTGCTTACTTAGGAAATCTACTTTATAGATGTGACTATGAGAAGATAAACTCTATGTATCTAGGAGAAGACTATAATAGCAAATTGGCTAAAGTAGGAGCAATCTCTACAGATTTATTTAGTGAGGACGGTAACTTTTTTAACTCTAGTTCTTTTGTTATAGAAGCTTATCAACTTTCTGAAGAAGATAAACGTACCTTAGAAATAGTAATGGAGAAAGAAATGCCTAATACAGAGGCTACTATAACTTTTTCTGAAGCAGTTGCTGCTAATAAAACAGCTGCTCCTAAATCTACTACTAACAAAAAAGATGAAGGGCCTATATTTAATACCCCAATTAACGAAGTAAACGCTGCAATGAATGCAGTTGCTGGGCAAGTTACTAAAGACATTGAATTAGGCACAGGTTCTTACTCTATAGCAAGAGTAATTGCTACTATTAAAGATGGTGTAGTTTCTATAGATTCTATACAAATGATTTCTAAGGTTAAAAGAAAAAATGCAAATGATAAAATTACAGCTTCTCCTACTACAATAAGTAATACAGAAAAGCAAGCTGCTACTAAAGCATTTTTTGAATTAGATGACATTAAAGCAGTTAAAGTAAAAGTAACACCTACTTCCACAGCTCCCGCAACTACTAATTGGGCCTCTCTTGTTGCAGCGGCAACTTCTGGGGGAGAGTTAGATACTATTATAGATCAAATGGATAAAGCAGGTGTTAAACCTTCTCCTGATTTATTTATGGAAATTTCTGTACAAAGAGAAGTACTTCCTAAAGCAACTCCTACATCTACAGCAGGTTCTGTTATCAAAAATGCCCTTAAACAAATGGCAGATTTAGCGGCAACTGAAAAGATGGAAGAAGCCCCTGCTGCAGAAGAATTAGATACTTTATCAGACATGATTGCTAATTCTAAAGTAATTATAGCAGAAGACCCTATAGCTACTACAGAAGAAGCTCCCGAAGAAGATTTTGGGGATATGTTTGACGATGAAGTAGGTTTAATAGGTAAGTCTTTAGAAGATGACCCTAACGCAGATAAAGTTGCTTTTAGATTAACTCCTAAAGTTGATGGAACTAAATGGAATAGACAGGAAGAATTAAATAAATTAAAAGAAATAATTGGTAATAAGAATAGAAAGCAAAAAGGTAAAATAAGAATCTTTAAAAATATTGAAGATCTGCAGAATTATCTACCTGCAGAAACTTACGAAATGCTTTTAGAAGCTCGTAGAAACGGTAAAGAACTTCACGGTTTATTTACAGAAGCAGCTTTATACTTAAGTGCTAATGCTGATGCAGGCACTACTTACCACGAAGCTTTCCATATTATATTTACACTTGCCCTACCTTTAGAAACTAGAGTTAAGATTTTAAATGAAGCATTAGAAAAATATGGAGACGAATTACCATTAGTAAAGTTTAAGAATAAAAAAGGAGAAGAAGAAGTAAGATTCCCTACTTTCATAGAAATAGAAGAATTACTTGCTGATAAGTTTATGGACTACGTTCAGTCTAAAGAAGCTGATAAATTTGGAGATAAGGACTTTGAATTTACTACTTTGGGAAAAACTTTTAAAGGATTATATAGAATGCTTGAAGTATTTTTTAATCCAGGAAGAAGAATTGATATAGACCAATTATTTGAAGATATTAATTTAGGAGTATACAAACATTCTGTTAATTTCAAGAATACTAGTCTTCCTACTCAAATTAAATTTAGACAAACTGATTATAAATATGATAATGGAGAAGAAGAGCGTCAATCTTTTGTGTATATGCAAACTAGGATGGACGATATCTTTAATGTCTATAGAGGAAAAAATATAGAAAACGAGTTAAAAACTGAGAGAGAAATTATTAGTGAGATGGGCGTAGATATGTTCTACACGTTACTTTTAAGTAACATCTATGCAGATGCTCGACTTAATATGAATAACAGTGCAGGACCTTATATAATGAAGTTGTATTCTGTATTAACTAATAAAGGAGAAGCAGCTTCTACAGTTGAAATAGATAGCCAAGTTCTTAAACAGTTTAACAGACCAACAGATTTACTAGAAAGATTTAATCATTCATTAGTTAACCGTGGCTTACATATGGACTACAAAGGAGTTCGTAATGTTGAAAATAATTTATTAGAGGATGATACTAATCCAATGGAAACTAATGAAGAAAACACAAAAGCCGAAGCATGGATGAAGGGAAGTATAGAAATGGACCCTAAAGACAGCATGAGTCAGAGACTTAAAAGTTTCTTTGCTACTATTCCTAAATTTACTTCTAGTAGAAAAAATGCTAAACCTTTAGTAAACTCTTTTAATGTACAAGAAACTGAAAATGCTAATGAAGTATTTGGGTATTTAATTTCTAGAATCTCAGATAGCACTTCTTCAGTAGAAGATATGATGGATAAGTTAAATGCTTTAGCTAATAAAAAGCCTTACATCAATCACATTATTAATAAGTTAAACCAAGACCCTATTCTTAAATCAGAATTATGGTTAGCTATAGGACAAAAACATTATGCTACATTCTCTTTTGCTTATGAAAAAGATGGAGAATATACTATTGTTAATTCTAATAGAAAATCTGTAGAGAATATAATTAGAGATACTTTAATTGGAGAGTTTTTAGTTCAAGGTAATCCTTTATTTAATAAAGATAAAACTGGAAAAACTAATTTTGAAGATATTAATCATGAAAAAGTAGATGAATTATTTGAAGCATTAACTGCTAAGAAATTACAAGGAACATCTATTTCAAATGCTGTAGATAAAAAAGAAACAGCAGCTTTATTTTTTAGGACTTTAGAAGAAATTTTAAATAAAGCAAACATCAACATTAGTGCTGATGATATAGCAACTGTATGGAATCCTGAATCAGGAAATGCTTCTTGGAAAAATGTAGAAAATTTAATAGATACTTTAATTAAAATTACAGAAGAATTAGCTACAGATAAGAATCCTTTCTTAGCAATGAAACCCGATGAAGATATCGTTAATAAGAAAATCAAAGGAAATAAAAACTCTATTGAAAAATTAGGTAGATTATTACAACCTGCATTAGAAAGAGAAGTAGTATCTTCTTTTAGAAATATAGAAGGCAAGACTGTGTATAATTTAATGCTAGCTAATTTCCTTAGTAAGCAAGTTAATAAATTTAAGAATCCAGAATTACTACAAGAATATTTAGAAGAAGTTGCAGGTGATAATTTAATAAGCAATTTGCCATTCTTAAAGGATTTATCCAATGATGACTCTTATGTTAATGGTTTATTAGAAAT